GTTGATTGGGAGCGGCTGGATGTTATTATGGAAGACAACGAGGATGCTGATATCTGCCCGATTTGTGGGGAAGAAGGATACTGTATCCATTGCGACCGCTAAATGATAAAACAATGAAACACTACACAAAGTACCAAGACCCGGCGCATGGATGGGTGCGGGTTCCCATAAAGGACGTGAAAGACAGCGGAATTTACGTTTCACCCTTCTCGTACACCGATGGTCGCTTTGTCTATCTGGAAGAGGATTGTGATGCGACCCGCTTTATAAGAACAACGAATTGTATCGTCACCCTATCTTCGGAAGATGGTTACTGGATCAGGTCACTACAGTCTTTCTCTCAAAAAGGCAAACGGCGCTTTGCCTTGTACGCAGAAGAGGACCAAACCCACTACGTCTTTAAGGACGTGATCTGGGCGTGCTCTGAAGATGAAGCAATGGAAAGGCTTCACAACATCTTGGTTGATGGTATACGCAAGCGTTACCAGGAGGGTGGGTTCCAGTACATTGTGGCCTGGGTTGTGGATGACTCTGCTGGTACCGTCTGTTATTACACAAAAGAGGACATTGATAAACTGGCCCTTGACAGCCTGTAAAAGGTGTGTATAATTACCTTATCAGCGACTATCAACTAGATACCAGGAGATAAACATGGCTACCGTTTTGTACCACGCAACTACCCGAGAAGTTCGTTTTGAAGAGACCCCCGAAGGGGAGCAGGCACCTTTCTCGGCCTTTACTCCCGTTGCCTGTGTGTTATCGGACAGCCCGGAAGAGGTCTACCGTCTTTCGCAGCACGCTTGCAACAGTTGGCTTACCGGGGAACAGGTTATGCCAATTGCCCTTGATAAAATGGACCGCACCCGTTCTACCAGTGTCGGAGATATCCTGCACATGGCTGATGGTCGTTTCTTGCAGGTTGCCCGGTTCGGTTTCAAACCAGTAGAGTTTGACTACAACGCATAGGAGAGACACCATGCCGAAAATTTCGAAGGCTAACAAAAGGGATCAAAAGCGCCGCAAGGCACGCTATGGGCACGCAGGTGGTCGCCGGGGGTACCTGCACATCCTGAACCGTAAGAACAATGAGCGGAAGGGTAAATAAAAAATTGGTCCCCTTTTACCCTTGACACTCCCGGAGTAATGTGTATAATAAGGGCAAGACAGGCAATCAACTACCTTACAGGAGCAACCACATGACACTCTACTTACTTTCAGAATGGGAGATCAACGGCTACAACGATAGTGATTTTGAATGTGCCGTGTGGGACACCGAACAAAACGAGGTCCGCTGTATCCTGTTGGGCTCCACCCGGTTTGCGGGTAGCTACTCGGGAGAGCATATTGTTCGTGACAATCTTCCCCAGGATGTAGTTGAAGCTGCTCGTATCTGGTTGCGGGACGTCTATCTGGGCCGTTTGAAAGCTATGGATGCTTTTGACCGGGATCACCCGGACGACATCGAAGTTAATGATCGTGTGGTGCTCACCAAGGGTAAGCGGGGACACGCCTACACTCGTGTGCAGGATGACTGCCCCAAGTGCGATGGCTCCGGTAAGTGGGTTAACCCCCACAATGACCAGGATGTGCGTGAGTGCTTCGCCTGCTCCGGCTCTGGTAGCCAGGATCGGTTTGAGAAGGTCACCGTGGACGGTAAGGTACAGTGGGATCAGTTCGAAGAGGGCATCACTGGAACAGTTCTCTGGGTGGGCACCTTCCGACAAATCTATGACCGGGGGTACAATAAGCGTGGTCGTAACACTCTATCTGTTCGTGTAGTTACGGACGATGGTCGGATGTTCACCACAGAGTTGAGCAACCTGCGCCTGGAGCGAGACTATACCAGCCACCAGGAATTATTGGATCGGGCCGAATGGTTTTCTTATACCGGCAAGTTCGGTGCCGTGTTGAATAGTCGGTACGCCTGGGATAGCGATAATCCTTTTCTCAAAGCGCTCTATAAAGGAGATAAAGATGCGTAGTGAAAATAGTCTGTTTGTGTGCCCCGTATGTATGGGGAGCAAGGCTTCCAGGTACAGCACCTTGGTATGTAACAAGTGTAATTGCCAGATGCAAGAGATATCACTGAACATCCGCATGGATGAGGTCCCGAACCAGAAAGTAAAATACATGTCTGAAGCAAACAACGTGGTCTCGGTGATCCGTCATGTAAGAGAAGCACACCAGACCGGGGTGTTTACACAAGGATTATGGTACCACTTGGTGCAGTGGAGAGGCGTAGCAACCATCGCCTTCCAGAACTATCTGGTTGAGGGGTGGGCAGAGACTTTGGATCAGCCGCCTGCTACCTGGGATGTTGTGGGGCTGGCATGACACATCCTACTTTGTCTGATATCCTTCGGATTGTTCTGGAAGAGGCACATAAAACCGGCAAACCGCATACTGTTATGTATATGCACACGTGCAAATATTGGGGATGGGCACCCAGGAGTGAACTATTTAATGATGATGGGTCGCCCACAGATTTCCTGAAACAACATGCTTCCGTGTATTTTACGATTTACCCTTGACACCCACGGGAATACGTGTATAATCTATACATCGACAGCAACTACTACCAAGGAGCTAACATGTGTAACAATATCTTTTTTGAGGATGATGGATTTTGCACCGCTTGCGGAACCTACCACACCGCTGCCCCTAAACGCAAGAGCACACCCACCTACAAAGACACACAGTCACGTGTGCAGGCAGTAGCCGTAGAGCCTCAGATAGAGAATGAACCAACAGACTCCTGGCAGTACATGGTCTGGGCCACACGAAAGATTGCGAAGCACTACGGCTTTACGGTGGACATCCGTAAGGGGCGGGGCTGGAAAACCTACTGCCGCCACTCGCTTGAACGTAACCACCCTGATGCTATGCGTCCGTTGCTTAACTATGGTATCAAAACCGTAGAAGCCTTAGACAATGACCCGAGTTTTAAATACGAGGAGTACCCCACTGTGCGGCCAGTAGTGAACTACAAACGCTTCAGCGGGCGTGCCGCTCTGCGCCAAGTTGTTTTACACGAAATGGCCCACGCTCTGGTGTACGAGCGAGGAGAGTATGTACAGGGCATCAGCCACGGTGACGCTTTCAAGAACACGTATCGGGAACTTATGAATGCAGGAATTATCTAGGAGAACGCAATGACAAATCTATGGTGTGATTTCGAAATGGACTTTGATGTACCCGATCTTGAACCCGGAATGGAAGGGGATATGGTTTCTTTGGGTGTGGTCCAGTTCCTTTTCTGGAAAGATGACGACCAGTCATCTTGTGTAGTAGAGGACGAATATGGGCGGAAGCATATTGTTTTCGTAGAAGATGTAAATTGGTTCGATGAATAGCCTTGACAAGGGGGAAACATTCGATTAGAATAGCGGTACACTTGATTACGGAGGTACACATGGACTACTTAGATGCACAACCAGATTGCCCTTACTGCGGCGGAAAAGAATTACCGTCATACGACTATACTTTTGAGGTTATTTGCCGTTGTCGTACGTTCAGCGGAAGCGTTGAATTTCGACCCTTAACCAAACGTGTCGATGTCGTAAACCACGCCATCAGCCCCTATCAAAAAGAGACCCCTGTGGGGTGGTTCAGAACCAACCAAAACCCGTTTGGCTACACTATCGCTTTGTTGGATGATTGGGAAGTCGATTGGTTGGTTGGTGCCGGTGTGGACCCAGATGGCGTCTACCGGGTATACACTTCGAAAGGCACCTCGATTGCTCACTTTCGTTTTGACAAAGGTACCGTTGCATGGCTCTGTGGCAAGCACTACGCTGCTACTGACGAAGTCCGGTTTGAATTACATCGTCCTTACAGCAAGGCTGTGGTGTTGGAAGAGTACGCCAAAGAATTGTTACAGAAGAAAGAAGGGTAGAATGAAGACACTTAATGCTCTAATATCAGCGGTACTAAGCCTTGTGACGTTTGTATTTGTCGCAGTGGAAACCTGTATCAGCATCCTATTTGCCTTGTTCGCTCTGGTGTTTCTTGCCGGTGTAACTGGAGTTGGTGTAGTTATTTTCTTGGCTTTCGTGTCTATCTTTTTGTAAAGGATGTGTATTGTGGCTTTCGTTTTCTCAGATACCCCTTACGATGGTGTACCTTTTTCTCCGCAGTCCCATGATGAAATTACTGAAGCACAGTACAAACTACGTGTTATGCTGTGTGCCTTTTGTGGAAAGCAGGGGGAGGTTAATTTTGGGAACGTTGTCGCTAACGATGACTTGGTGCAAAACATGGGAGCAGACCCGGAATACGACGCCGGGGTTATGCTTCCAGGTAGGTACAAAGTCGTCTGCCCCCACTGCTTAGTGCCTAACCCAATCTCTACCATCGAAGGAGAAAGCTAATGCTGCGGGGACTTGTCCTGTTGGTACTCGGGTATTTTGTAATTGACTTTCTGGGCAACACGATAGGGTACTTACCTACTTTTATCTTGGGGCTGTCGGGGATTGTTTACCTGTTCCGTAAACTGGTACTACCATATTTCAGGAGATAACATATGGCCTACAAAATGTATATTGTAAAATCCAGACTTTACACTTATTTTATCGGTGCCAATAACGTACACAATGCGGTTGAATTTTTGCTATCTGATTTCTTCTACCGGTGTAAAGATACGACTGACCTGGAAAGCGATCCCGTTTATAGCGCAGATATGTCTGCGATGTCGTTAGGGGTTGTTTGTAGGCAATCTGTAAAGTCGCCCTTGACAGACTAGGGAAAGCGTGTATAATAGCTGTGGAGGTTGACATGAACTACGACAACTACTTACTACCGAAGGACCCTGAAGGAATGACCGTTGTTTGCGACAATCCAGATTGCGGCGACGAAGTCTGGTATGAGGATGCAGTGTTGGTGGACCCGAGTACAGATACCTGGGTGTGCGATACCTGCCGGGATCACGGCTACAAAACGCCAGAAGAGATCGTATATGACTGCGATCTGAATGACGACGGCATAGATGAACGAAGTATTTACGTTGCCGGTGACCTATTTTTTGGTGACAAGTTTGACTGTCCGGTTTGTGGGAAACGTGGGATAGTGTGGGAAAGAAGCACTGCCCGTTGGGGGGAAGACCCGCATCACGAATGCGTTTGCCACCACTGTAATGAAATGTTTTTTGTGTATCATACTAACTGAGTAACGAAAGGAATAGAAATGAGTAACCACGAAGTAACACGTAATCGCCCCCACATGATGAGGATTGCAGGATATAACGGCAACGGCCCTTTGTTCGAGATCGACCCCGAAGCAGGTACCATTACCAATGTGGTCACCGGGGAAAGCCTGGACTTTAGTGGGCAAAAGAATAAGCCCCACCACCGTCCCCCATACGTGGAAGTTCCGAGCCAGTATGACCAAGACAAAACCTACATTGTCTATATGCACGATGTAGATGATGTTACCTCCTGGACATGCACCTGCCCGGACTTTGTAAACCGCTTACGGGACACCGATGGTCGCTGTAAGCACATCGGGTATGTCTTACATAACGGAGCGTATGCCCGCTACGCACCTACGACTGGTTAACAGTCGTATTCGGAGGTACAAAATGTTTCGTAAACTTACAATCCCGTGTTCCCCTTTTGCAATCTACTGTGAAGCTGGTAAAGATAGTAGGGCTTTCATGGAAGTCTACTTTCACATGTTTGAGTACATCATGGGTGAGAGCAAGATTGGCGAAGTGTCTTTTTGGAATGTTGATGGCAATCGTCTGGACAACACAAAGACCTACCACGCCTATGCCCTGGAGCACAAAGAAGTATCTGGGAAGTTTGTGGTTACTTGGTTGTTTGACGGGGAATATACAGCTTACTTCTTATCAGAGGAGACCACAGCACTGTTGTCCGAGGCTCTGGACCCAGGGGGTACAGTTCAATGAGTGAAGTCCTTACCGTAGCGACCCGCTTGCTGTGGGTAGCCAACAACGCACCCTATAACATGGATAGTAAAATTGACTTTATCCAAGGCTGGCAGCACGGGTTCCTTAATTTCACCATCCCGTCTGAAGGAAGACGTGTGCGTATACACTGGACACCATCGACCTTGCGGGCGTGGCTGGATAGATTTACGTGGTACGTAACCTTTGAAGCCTACGGTCCCGCTTCCCTGGAAGAGAGAGAACCCAGTGCAGCGGAGAAGGTAGTCGTTTGCTTATCCTGGACGGATAAACTTCCTAGTCTATGGTTGGGTTTTTCTTCCAAGACCAAATACAAACAGTGGCTAAAGTTACACGAAGAATGGGCTGATTTGGTAGATGTTGGAGGAGTATAGAAATGTCTGACTTACTTGATGATCTGAACAGTGCACTTAACCGTCCAGTAGGAATGGAGTGGATACCCCCTACTTGTATTGCCACCAGAAAAGACACCGTAAAGCCCATCCCGGCAAACGTATCCCCAAGATTACAGTACACCTTTGTCCCCACCCGATGGGATAATGTGTGGGATCGTAAAGACTATACCAAACCCCAGGACAAGGTATTTGAAGACGTAAACAACGAAGGTACGCTCCCTTTGGTTGAGTGGGTTCTGTTTGAAAAAGGAACCGGTTATCTGTTTTGGGAAAAAGGTATGCCGCTCTTTTCATATTGGGTTGCCTACAACCAGGACTACGACCTGCTCATAAAAGTAGAGCGTGACGATGGCACAGAATATGTCTTCCGTTCTGAGTTCACGTACAATATTGTTAGTAAGGTACACGCCTTACTGCGTGATGTACTTGACACGGAAGCGTAAATCGGATATAATAGGTATAATACCTTATTTTTGGAGAAAAAATGTACATACAATACAAGCCTAAGAGTGGTATGTTTGCCCTTGGTCGGGGGGAAGTACCCACCACAGACCCCGAAGAAATCCCAGAAGGCACCGTACTGATCCCCATCGGAGAAAACGGACAGGTCAACGTATCTATCCAGGATGCCACAGAACTGAAGACCGTGGTTGGGTACATCATAGAGTACGAACTTGCTCCCGGAGAAAGAGAACTGCTTGTCTCCACGCATACAGATTTGTGGTCTCTGTTTCTGAAGGTTCCTAGCGGAGCAACTATTAGTGTTGTCCAGGCTATCCTGGAAACAGACCTAGACGGTACCCCCTTCTTTATTTCTGTGTAATGTACGGAATTTTAGGTACCACTTTTGCCTTGGACGTTACTGTCCTATGTCGGGAAATCTTTATGAGTAAAGATGCTGCCGAAGATTTCCTAACTGAAGAACTTGGTAAGTATACGTTCCTAGATGTTATGCCTATGGAACGTATCTTGGACATCATTAACGAAGTAGGGAAACATAACGTGTTACTAGTCCCTACCACTAGCTCATTATACAAGGAGAACAATGATCCAGAAACGTGAAAACGACATCACTAAAGCACTATCGGTTATCTCTCTAGCGCTGATGGTCGCTTTGTATTTGTTTGTTCCGGTACAAGCATGGTCTGTTACCTTAGTCAGCTTTATCCTGGCCGGGAATATCGGTATGTATATCGGTAGATTTATCCTTGAGAACTCAATCCATCTAACCGCTCTCGGGGTTATTTTAAGGCCGCAAGTGTTTAAGTGGTTGACATGGCTCAGAGAGACTAACGGAACTGATAAGGAGACCGAGCCCTGGTTGCCAAAATCTATGAAGACATACCTTATCCAGTTGGGGGTTGCTCTTCAGTTCGACAAACACAGGCGGGAAGACATGGAACGTAAAACACAAAGCCTCCTGCGTAACAAGAAGAAGAAGGCAAAACGTGGGAAACGTGGATAGTATCTACGAAGCAGTCTACGACATGACAGCAAATGACCAGATACGGTATCTAGGTATCTGGATGGAGCGCTATCCGGGAAAGTACGCTGTCTTCGAGCAGCTAATAGAGCCGTATCTAAGCCCTTTGCTTTTGTTTTCGGCACCGGTAACCAATCCAATCCTGTCCTTCTTACAGGTAATCGTTCAAGATCAAGGGCTAAATGTCGATCTCAAAAGTATCAATCGAGACAAGCCCGTAAGGGAGTGTACTCTCTGTGGTCTTCCAGTTACATGTCTGGTGCGCAGTGGTCGGGAGGGTGACCTTCTTTGCCTTAAATGTGGAAAAGAAACCATCCTAGACCCTTGACAGAAACGTAATCCCGTGCTAGAATAGGGTATCTCTAAAGGAGGTACCCTATTATTATGTTTATTTGCCCAGAATGTAAGACCGAACAACAGCGGCGTAAGAACGGTTCTTGCCCCCACTGTCTAACTCGGGTCGAGATTTTTACTGCAAGCGATGGTACGAAATTATGGGTCCGTCAGGGGGAGGATACGCCCAACAAACAACTATTGGAATTTTGGTTTGGCCGTTTATCAGAGAGGCTCTCTCAAGAGCAGGGTAGACGTGTGACCTTCAGGCTTCATCCCTATAAGCAGAAGGCAAAATATCGCCGGGAATTAGCTCGGGCTGAAGACTTCCTGATGCAAGCTGATTGGGATTTACCATTAGCTAAGAAGGCTCTTGGAGAAGTGGTAGATAGCTGGTTCCGCCCACTGATTACTTTGTCATGGGCGGTAAACGAATACCCGGTACAACTGGCAATCGCTATGTCATCGGCTAACGAAAGTAGCTCGGAAGAATATACTCAAAAGCGTTTAGATGCTGTGGAGGATGTATGGTAAATGATGGTTTGTCTGTTCTAAACCCCCACATAGTTACGACTGAACAAGGTGCTATTGACGTGGCATACCGCCTGGAGCAGGAAACAAAGATGGCTTTGGACATTGAAGCTACGTCCTTGTATTTTCGTGAAGCCAGGACGCATGGAGTAGCTATCGCTACACCTTCCGATGAATGGTACATCACTTATGGGACCCATCCTGCTTTCTACCGGGCCGCACATAGCCTGGGGTTGTTTGCTAATAAGTGGTGGTTTATGCACAATGCCGCCTACGATATCCCCTTTATCCGTAGATACATCCCAAACGTCCGGGTAAAAGTATTTGATACTATGCTTGCGCAGCATACCATCGACGAAAACCAGTATCTTGGGCTGAAGCCGTTAGCCTATACAAAACTAGGTGCCCCCAAAAACCTACCAGATTTCTCAGAACTACAAAAGGAAGCCGCCCGGATGAACGACCAAAGGGGACACAAGCATATGATGGTTACTGATATGCCTTTCTCTCTTTTGGCGGCTTACGCTATGCGGGACGTAAACTACACCCTAAAGCTAGGTGAAGTCTCCGTAAACGAGTTGCGTGAGGTAGGTATGTGGGACGTCTATATGAACTATGTGCTACCTGTACTCCCTTTGATCCTGGAAATGGAAGACGCCGGGGTGTACATCGACAAGCGTAAACTTGAAGAGATTAGAACCGAGTATACTCAAACTCTCCAAGAGCTTGAAGATAAGTGGAATATTGTTACCAACAATACCAACCCCAGATCATCCCAACAGAAGCAGGAGCTATTGTACGGTAAGCTCGGTCTTCCAGTCATCAAGGAAACACGTTCTGGTCAACCTGCTACGGATGCGCACACCATCAAGCGCCTGATTGACCGGGAAAATATTACTGATCCCGATCACCCTCTCAGCCTGTTTGTGGCAATCTCAAAGTACACTACTTTAGTAAACGTTATTGAGACCGTGGCGTACAGTATTGACCCAGACACGGGCCGGGTGTACAGTAAGTACAACCAGATCGGTGCCAAAACAGGACGTCAATCATCTTCCGGCGTAAAGGATGCCGCCGGGAATACCCGAGGAACTAACGCACAGAATGTGCCGAGTCACAGCAAAGAAGCCAAGCAGGTTCGTATGACCTGGGCCGCAGCACCCGGCAATGTTATGGGTGTCTGGGATTACAGCCAGCTAGAGTTGCGTATCTCTGCGCACTACATGGCGTCCTTTGTTTATCGCCTGAAGGAAAAAGGGTTAACTCACTACCAACAAAAAGCAGAAAAGTACAGCCGTAACAACCTGCGCCTGGAGATACCAGAGCCTCAACTAATCCAGGCGTTTTTGAAGGACCTAGACCCACACAGGATGACGGCAAATGCTATCTTCCTGGATAGTTTGCCACCTGAAGAACTAACAGAAGAAATCATTAAGAAATTTAGAGACATTGCCAAGACAATCAACTTTGGTACGTTGTACGGGATGGGTCCCCGGAAGTTTATGGAAGCTGTGGAAATGGCTACCGGTGAAAGGATCAAACAAAAAGAAGCCATTGAATGGCTACAGGGTTTTGGTGTAGCGTTCCCGGAATATCCCATCTGGAGAGACGCAGTCATTATGTACTGCCGTAAGTTAGGGTACGTTGAGACCATCGCCAAGCGGCGCAGAAGGCTACCCGATATCAATAGCCGGAACTATGGAGACAAATCCAGGGCAGAAAGACAGGCCGTGAACGCCATCATCCAGGGTTCTGGTGCGGATATCATGAACTACGCAAACCTGGAAGTATTAAACTTGATTAGAAGCACGCCGTTCTTTGACGGGGTACGTTGCATCGGGCAGGTTCACGATGAACTGGCAATTGAAGGTAGCCCGGAGCAAATCTACAAAATAGCTGAACCGGTACAGAAGATTATGGTCGATGCTGGTAAGCACTTCGGCATTACCACGCCCCTGAAAGTTGATGGTGGTATCGGAAGCAACTGGACAGAAGCCAAATAGTAAGGTATAATAAGGACATTATGTACAACATACTTACAGACCTACACAAAGAAGCAGAACATAAGATTGAGGAAGTCTCGAAACTCGTTGTCACACCACAAACATACGATAAGAAAAGAGTGTTTGGAGTTTCTGTAGAAGCTGGCGACGCCCAGGAGTATTTTCTGGTATCTAGTTTGTTAGCAGGTGCCGATTATACCGCAGTGAGGGTCTACCCCCATACCACACAGCCGATGACGTTTATTGTAGAGTTCTTATCCCCGGCAAACGTATGTGTCTCAGACGGAGTTCTAAGTATCTATGAATAAGGCAGACTTTATATCCAACCAGTCTCTAGGGTCATTGACAGAAAACAGCTACGAGAAATGGGGTAACCCTATTGAAAACCGTAAAAGTTTAATCCCTTATGGTTTTCGTCCCATTGATCGAGCTATCTGGGGTATTGCTCCTAAGGAGTTTATTATCCTCCAGGGTTTGGAAAAGGGCCGCAAAAGCACTGTGATGCACAACATCTTGAGGAGTATCTCTAAGCGTGAAAAACTAGAGAATAAGCCCACGATTGTTGTTGACATCCTGGAGTCTAGCTCAGGACCAGAGAGCGTCAAAGACGCCTTGATTTGTATGGGTGCCGCAGAATATATTATGATGTTTGGTCACAGATCGGATGGTTACTGTCCGGTATGTCAGGCCGAAATCTGTGCGGAACTACAGTTATCTGTGCGCAGCCTGCCTTTTATCACTAAAAGTAGACTACAAAGAGAAGCCATTGACGTGGCGATGCAAGAAATGTCTTCCTGGAATATCTACCTCTTTGGCCCTGGCTACACCGAAGGCCGCACGAGGGACTTGGATAGCACCCTTGATAGATGGGCCTGGATGCAAGACAACCTTGGTGCGTCTCTCTTCATTACGGATCACCTACAGCAGTACTATAGTGGTAGGACTATGACCGACTACGAAAAGCAACAGTGGTTAATCCCCGTGTTGTCTAACTTCGTAGGAGAAAGATCAGTTACTTTGATGGCTTTGTCTCAATTGAGCCTTACAACCAGAGCAACCGGAAAAGATGGCGGGAGAATGTATGCTACCGGTGGCGCACAAGCTGCCCAGGAAGCCAACACAGTACTTCAGTCGATCTACGATGAAGATACGCCGGATATTGTAGGGCTTCAGATTGTAGAGTCAAGATACTCTGGAAGCCTGACGGTTTACGGCAAGATTGATCCCGCAAGCGGTCTTATCTACGGAGACATGAGCCTGGAAAAGCCCTACATTGAGCGTGCCCAGACCCAAAAGGAAAAGGAGTTAGCTCCCTATGGAAACTAATATGATCCCCTACGATTACTCAGAAGTAGTGGTTGACTTTCTGGAAGACATTTCTGGTGTTGTTAAGACTAAGGGGGAAGAAGGCACCCCAGAAGAAAAACTACGTGCCATCATAGGTACCTTGGGAGACCTCTTTTCTTTAGAAACTCCCACGCTACTGGACAACCCAGAAGATAATATCCGTCAAATAGTCAGGAGCACTAAACTCGCAAATATCGCTAGGGAGAAAGCCATGTATAGGCTATACCTGATGACGATCCCGAGCGTTAAGATTGACAACGGGTCTCTTGTGCCTATGTGGTGGGCCTTAGGGGACGTTGGTCTCGATTTTGAAACCCAAGAAGACTTCATTGATTGGTTCACAAAACAATCCGGGATCGGACGGGCTTCCACTTTCAGGCGTCTACGTGTATATCAGCGTCTTGAAAAGCTCGGTATCTCCGGGAAAGATGCCTGGATGAAAGTGCTAAAGATGCCGTCAACCATGCAAGAGATCGTACAACTTTTAGCTAAGTGGAACCGTAGTGAGTTTATGGGAGTAGACGAACGGGTTGCTTTGGACCTTGCCAAAGGTGTGTTACCTGAAGCGGTTCCTGGGATCGAAGCGGCTTTCCAGGACGGTGACATAGACAAGATTGCGGAAGCATACTTCCCGGTGGCAAAGGCGATCATCCAAGAAGCAGAGACCTACGAGTCAGCAAAAGATGCTATGCAACATATCAAGCATGACATACTTGGTACCCCTACGGTAGCGTATCGTTGGTCCGTGGATGAACAAACAATCGTGGCTACTGTGACTACGCCAATCATCGACAACGGTACTGTAAAGGGAGAGTCACAAAGAGAAATCGCTCTGTTCATAGATGCCTTAGACCCTCCGCAACCATTGCTCGATGACATCTTTAAGAGGATACCTATCACAAATAGGCACGATCTTCCTAGTTGACAAGACTGGAAAAATGTAGTAGAATTAGGTACCTAAGTAAACAAACTAGCATAGGAGAAAAAATGTTTCTAACTCTTAAAGATACCCCCCTGTTTGATGTTCCTACCATGATGGCCCGTATCCTGCCACCCGAGGCGTATAAGGCCATCCCGTACACAAATGTAGTAGGCTCTGATGGTTCTACACGGGAACTGACAGATATCAATCCGGCCTACTTTATCGAATTTATGAATGATGTCTTCGGTCCGGTTGGGTTTGGTTGGTTCTACCAATACGAGTCCATGAACGCAGAGTTCGATCCCGATGCGTTTAAGGGCAAGGGTGGCTGGACTATCACAATCTCTAACTTGTCTCTCTACTACAAGTATAAAGACGAGAATGGGGAAGTGTTTACCAGCGATCCAGTTGTGGCGTCAGGTGGCGTTAAGATGCAAAAGCGGGATCATGCGGAGCGTGGCGCAATCACCAATGCTTTGAGCTCGGCAGGTGCAAAAATGGGCTGGCAGAATTGGGTGTACAAAGGTATTGTCCACCACGGTAACGTAGCCCAGGCATACAAGCACCAGCAAGAGCAAGCTGCTACAACTGCGTAATAAAAAAGGCCCCATATAGGGGCCTTCATTCTTTATGGGGGTGGGTTACGACCCAAAGGCGTCGTTTACAGCCGCTTCCAAAATTGTATCGAGTGTGTTAAGGTCGATGTAAATACCGTTGTCGTCCAGGGCCTTTTGAGCCGCCGCCAGAGCAAACTTTTTCTTGGCTTCACCAAGTTCTGCGATCTTTCCAGTTGCCCCGTTCTGCTCCGCAGCCATAACCGCATCCAACATTATCTTACGAGCGAAGTCGTAATTCTTATCTCCCATGTCTTGACGCAGTTTGTCTTCCAGAGCAGACCCAACGGCCTTCATCTGTGACACCATTACGGTCAAGATAGGCGGCAAACCAATCGTCAATACCGCAACCAAAAGAAGGTTAGCAATATCCCATAATTCTTCAGACATTTCTCTTGTCTCCTCGTTTACTTATTACCCCTTAGGGGTTTCAAATGCCAGGATTTCTACGGTCCCGTCCGTAACGGAACTGTCCAGCAAAACGGCGTGCTCCAGACCAGAGTCAAGGGAGTCATCCTGGTTGTACCATGCCCTAGAAAAGGCCTTGATTAGGTGGTATTCGTCAACACCAATGGTGTATGTCCGGTCAGGGACAACCAGATCACCATCAGCATTCTTGGGAACATCAACGGTAATGGTTGCTGATCCAACTCCGCCGTTCTTAATCAAAATGGTAACGTCACCATGCTCGTTATCAATGGCAACCCCATCAGTACCTATTTCCTCAAAAACAGTTTCGAGTTCTGTTCCAGCAGCCTCAAGCGTTTGTGTAGTAAGAGCTAGTCGAGCCATGTTTATTCTCCTTAGTAATTTGTCTATTCGTTATCTACAATCTTTCCGTGTTCTTTTGGTCTTGGTCTTATCACCGGACCTGTACCATTGAACATCAGTTTATCCACTTCGTCTAGGGTCTCCCGAACCAGAGACTCAATATTCCGTACCCTAATCATCATGTAGGCATTCATGGTATCGTAGAATGGACAATCTATGCTCTCGCTTTCGCTGGAATGGTCTTCCAGTTTATGCTCCATTTCAGATAGTATATCTGCCACGGTACGGTCTAGTACAATCAGGTGTCGGATAACATAGGTAAGAGTGCGTAAAAGTTTTTTATCTTTATCTGTAATTGTGGTATACTGCTCTGAGAGTTTACGATACAGGCCCACAGTTTCATCTGCAACAGTAGACTGAATATCTAACTTTTTCGCTTCTTCTTCTACTTCCAGTACCCTGGTTTCTAGTTTAGCCTTGATTTCGTCTCGACGAAAAGCGGCTATAGCAGAAACCAATGACGTGATTGCACCTAAAATAGATACAACGGCTACAAATATTTCAATGTTCACAGCTTAGGACACTCCTGTTTATTTCTCCGTAGAGATATGTATCGAGCTAATCCACCCACCAATGTATTGAATAATAGCAAGCCTAGGGCAGCGTATTGTCCGGTGTTAGTACATTCGCTAATACCAAAGAGAAACAAAACAAGAGCAGAAATAAAAAGGGATAGGGCGTAGGAAAACTTAATGTAGCGACATGCTCGTTTTTCCAAACGTGCCCCTAGTAGCTGTACTATGCCAGCAACTACAGCTATAAAAATCAATAACGCTATATACATGTTGTTAGCTATGTGCTCCCTACTAACGAAAACCACGCCTACTAGGGCGTGGCTTCAGTTCAGTAAATAAGGTAACTATGACTAGGCATCCAAGATAAAAGCTATTGGCTCTAGCTCGGAAGGTGAGGGGGTCCAAGGCTCCCACCGAACTTTGTTATCATCTTCCGGTACCGCTACCTTAAACGAAATAATTTCTTCTGCCCGTAGTTTTCTAACCGGTAAACTTACAGGAGAGTCGATCAGCTCTTGGTACTTCTCTTCAAAGGGCCCTTTGTTGTCCTCTTCGAACTGGTACTTACCATTTTCTGAGACAGGCTCCCCGCCATCATCTAAGATTGCATATTCTTTTAGTAAATCCATCCAGGTCTCGTGGTAAAGTCGGTATTCTGCTTCTACCGCTTTACTGATCCTGCGTACCTGCATAGCGGCCACAGGAGACATCCTTACCTGAGATAGTTGCATAATGGGTGCGTACCCACGTGCGATGTCAATGACTTTCACATTTATGTTGTTTTCCATTCTTCTCTCCTCATTCATTGTGGTAACTCAACCACTCAACGTATTACACTGTCTACAATCGAATTAGCTAGGTATAGCCATGCTTATGACAAACTAAAGACATCAGCACATGTATCATACAGCGAGCTAATAAAGGCATCAGATAAAGCTGTAGCAGTTAGGAAGCTAAACACCATACGTCCTTGGTTTCTGTAGGAAGAATACCCGTCCCCGTAACTCATTATATTAAGTTGCGCAGACGAATTATACAGAGACGATAGTAGTGTTCCGGTTGTATCGGAGTTTTTAGTGTCGTTTACCCATAAATCCAAAGACGTAGATGGAACGAACCTAAAAACACAAAAGTAGTAATTGGATGTGCTTAAGGTTTTTGATGATCCGATACTCATTACGGTAGACGTACCGTCATCAGATGCAACAGCTTGTAGTTTAGTAGTTGCATCCCGAAGGTACAACAACCACGATCTTTGGTTACCCGTGGTTAGCCACTTACCCATAACCCCTAAATTACTAGTACCTGAGAGATCATCAAACTTAAAGATACCACCAGCGGTTAATCCTTGGTAAGATGACTCAACAAAGGCTTCCGTTCCACTAATATCCAAACCCGCTTCGTCTGCCCTGTACAAATAATCAAAGGTGCCATCGAATTGTAGATACGGAAAAACCCCGTCTATTCCTACATTGGGAGAACCAGCAGCAGTTAAGGTGCGCCCTTGCCCCGCTAGGTCTATGACATCCCCGCTTTCGTCAATACTACTGGCCCACAAACCACGCAGCCCAGGCAAAAACATAAGCATACTAATGATGTTCTGGTATGCCCTATCATTCAACTTAGTCTCTAAGTCGTCTACGTCACTTTCCAGACCAGCAATGTCAACCCCATCTACAGTACCGGTGACCGTAATGTTTCCAGAGACACTCAAATTCTCTAGTACAGATACGGTAGTTCCTGATGTATATATTGACCCGCTAGTGGTAATACTTAGCGTGTTTGCACCGTCATCTAGGGTAATGGTTCCTGTGGCAGGGGAAGAGAGAGAGAGATTGTTTTCTAGGTATCTCAGGTTTAGTGTACCTTTGATGTACGCATCTTCCTCTACAGAAAGGTCGCCAATAACACGAACCTTGCCATCGCCAATATAAATACTAGCACTGTAAGGGTCTTGAATAATAGAAACCGCATCTACCGCACCTTGTGCACCAACCCCATAGCTGGCTTCTAAATAAAAACGAACTGCTACATACGCTGTATTGGTCGGTGCGGTATACGGTCCGAGTATATTGTTGTGCCATTGACTGCCTTGCTCCCACGTATCCGAGTTAGTGGCTAACACAGAGTAACCAGAGTCATAAAAAATTACATACGCAGTGGACGTGTAACTTCCAGTTCCAGCAATCCTGTAATTTCTGCCCCAAAAAGTAAGGTAAACTACATCACCCGCACTACGGTCAACGTAATCGCTTTGTATCTGTACGTAGTTACCAAGGTCGAGCGCATTGCTGGTAACACTAAGCCGAGCAGCGTACAACCCTCTCACGGGATCAATACTGGAAATCACCGAAGCAGTGTATTCTCCTGTTGTGCCGGATGCAGTCCAATCCGTAAGGTCTCCGGTCTCAAAACTCGGGTTCCCTAACTCATCTTCGGATGCCTCTGCACCAGAGAAAATCTGCAAAAAGTTCCTGTCTGCTGTATACTCAGTCAGGATATACCCGGTACTATCCCCAGAGTTCTCATACCGTAGGGCATAACCGTACCGGGTCAGGGTCATGGCGTCGTTGTCGATAACCACAGACCCGTCCGCAGCCGTTAGACTACCCGTTACCTCTAGGGCAGACCCGTCCCATGAAATTTGTTGTGCAGATGGATCGCCTACCCTAAATTTGTAGGTGCCACTATCGTTCCCCATCCACACGCCTGCACCCGTACTAAAGTTTGTGGGCAACGGGTTTCCTAGCAGAAAGGCAGGAGTGGAAGGATCGAGATAAATCGCTTCTGTACCACTATCGTACAGAGTTAAAGCCATACCATGTACTTCGAAGTGTTGGTCAGAGAGTAAAATGTACTGGTCCGTACCTTGTTTAGCCCACAGGCCCCATTCGTCTCCGCCTTCAGCCACCCCGTTCAAGTACCCCAAACGGACGTGGGCAGTCTCACCCGCCCAAGGGTTTGTAGTCCAATCTGAGACCTGAATATATGGGGCTTCAGAGTCTATAGCAGTCAGAGTAATAAACCCGTAAGGGTCGGATGTCGAACCATAGTCCACTACGGGAGTATTGATCGGGAAAGTCCCCGTTGTAACACCGTATTGGTATGTAACATCCCAGGTTTGGGTGCCGTTGGCGTTATCTACGTAATTAGAGACACTAATCCAATGCTCTACAACAGACGTACCAGAAACAACACGTAACTTAACAATGTCGTTGGCAGTAAACACGGCCCCGGATACACCAGGAATATCGAAAACGGTAATCGTAGTGTCTGTTCCGGCAGTGTATTCGCTAACTAATGAACTGACAGACTTTGTGATAACTTCTGAGCCTGCCAGTACTCGTTCTACGTCAGCAACAGCAGCCCCGGTATGTACGGTGTCTGCATAGATGTTCCTAAAATCAGCATCCCCGTCCGTGGTTATACCCCAGGCCGTTGTACCACTAACCCAGTTTTGGTCAGAGATGTCGGAAGCCAGCGCAACGTTATTCGCCGGTGCTAAGATCAGATTTCCAGAAGCAGTTGTAATAGACCTAGCGCCGCCAATAAAGTCTAGGTTAGCGTTTACCTGTATGTCTGTCTGAAACTGGTGGGTTCCTGTCCAAACGGGATCAATACTCTGGTCGAGGCTGTGGGTATGGTCCGCCCGTGCAAAGTAATCTCCAGTACCTTCGGATGGTGTAGAAAGATCAACACTGTTTGCATCAGGTGCCGCTGTCTGTACTTCGTGCTTATGATCTGATCGTGAAACGGAAGTGGCAACTCCATTTGAGTTACCATCACCGGCTACCAGAGTAACCGGCGTGCCCACAGGAAGCCCGTGCTGGTGATCTGCACGAGAAAAGGATGTGGAACTACCTTCAGCCGAGCTATCGCCCGCAGAAAGCGTCTCAGGGCTTCCTACGGCTATTCCATGTTCGTGGTCAGAGCGGGAAAATGATGTTGCCGTTCCTTCGGAGCTAGTTCCCGGTACAATTGTCTCGGGGGTACCTGTAGTTATTTGGTGGGTATGGTCGAGTCTAGCAACCTTGTCTAACGATCCGGGATCAGCAGCGTCCCCGGGCTGGATGGTGGTTGGGTCCGTGGTACCCCAATCTGGTTCCACTGCATTGCTGACAAAAGCCAGACCATCGCCAATGTTTATTTCAACCGTATCAGCATTTACGGTAATTCCATCACCGGCCCCTACGTTCAGGGTCACATCGCTGGTGAGTGCTCCCCCGCCGGACAAACCAGTTCCAGCTATAACGCTTTGGTTTAGTGTGTCCGCCCGCAGTCCTACCACTGTTTGATCTTGGGCATTTACCCCTAATACAAAAGGAGGTACGCTAGTAGGTGGGTTGAAGGTAATCTGTCCAGAAACAGTAGCGTCCGCTTGTCTAGCAATTTCTAGGGTAATTCCGTGGGGGTTAGATGCAGACTCGTGGGCATAGAAGTCATCCCCCAACTCTGAGATATCGTACCCGTCAATCGTGATACCGGCGCTCACGGCTAGGTTTCCAGTCAAGTTTCTTGAACCATCTACTAACAAGGCCGAAGGATACACGGAAGTGGGGAAGATAGCAGAAGCGTTTAGTGCTAGCAGGGTATTCGCTGTTGGGGATGCCGACGCATGGAACCCATCTACCGTGTCTGCGTTACCGGATACTGAACCGGTAAACGTGTCAGCGATTACGGTACGTGCGTAAATAGTGTCCCACCTGCGGCCTGCACTACCGAAGTTATAAGTATCGGTGGCACCCGGACGAATGGTACCGTTTACAGATGTGTTCTTATCTCTTCTTAGAAAACTAAGACTTAGAAGATCAACACTAGCCGGATCAATTCTCATTTACTTTAATCCTCCTGATAGTCCCAATCGAGACATCAGCACTTCAAAACTCTGATCGGACAAACCGACCACTAAAGCATTTGTATCTGATGATGCTGTGTAGTTCGTACTTACTACAAACGCACTCAGACGGTTAATAATTTGCCCATCTACCATACCAACCATTGCGGAGGTGACGTCCAAGTCTGTAAAGTTTACTAGGTCACCTGCCCGAATATGGTAAGGGGATTTTCTTTCCCCTGCGAAAGTCTTTATCATCCCTCGCACAGTAACCTGGATACTAGCAGTAGGCCATTGGTACTTTTCTAGGGCATAGTCTCTTAGGTCTTCTGCCATAGCTAGTCCTTCAGGGTTACCACCATTTTGGACCACCCCTTCTCTAATACCAAACCTGTCCTGGGAATAATCTGAGTCCGCCGCAGTGGTTTTGCTGGTACCTTCGCCTTCATTGGCGTAGATTGCGAAAATCCGGTTGTAAATACTAGCTAGTTGCATAGCCATTGAGTCAGAACCAGGGTCAATGTTTTGTTCCGTAATAAAGTATCCAGCATATTCATCGAGTTCGTTTACCGCACTAAAGAGTCTTGGGTATCGTCCTTCATAGATAGTTAGACACGCTTGACTAGCATCGCTGTCTGAATAGCCGTACCCCAGGCAACGTTCTACGGCTTCACTGATTTTAAGATCGGTAAAATCCAGCCCCAACCATGCCCCTGTTTCTGGGTCTGTTTCTGAAAGATCAAAATCTGCACCCGACAACCATGTGTCTTCTCTGTTCCAGGCGTCAATTAGATCAGCAGCATCCCCGATGATGGTAGCCAAGGTGGTTGGTCCGGTAGGGTAAATACGATCATCTAGTAAATCACCAGCCTTAGCGTAGTACCCTAGAAGAGAGATATTGAGTAGGTTTTCTGAGATACCTAGTTCTGAGATATACCCTTCGAACGCAAGGTTAAGGTACGTGTCGTGTATTTTCACATGGAACCCTAAAATTCTGGTGTAGAGGTTGTATGCTCTTTGCCTTGGAAGGGAAATAGAAAAAGACGCAGACGCAAACCCACCCTGAATTTGTGTAGCAAAAGTCAGTGTATTGCTTACGGGGAAAACACCAACCCAATCGGTGTCGTTGTTCTCTTCGTAGTCTTTCCAGATAGTAGCATAAAGTACAGCCATAGTTCTCCTTAGTACGCCAGGGTCGAAAAGGTAGGAATACCCCAGATTTTAACCTGGAACTCCCTGTCTCTTTCGTCTGGGGAAGTACTTAGCCCCGGGAACGCAAAGTAGAAACGTTGATCCTTTCCTGGGGTAATTGTTAATGGCGGCATCATACCGTAGAACCCTGACCAAACCTTGCCAGTTGATGTGTCTTTGTTGTATACTAGACCACGCCACGGGTTATCCACATTCAGAACTGTGTGTCCCGGGTTCCTTCTTCTGACCCAAACACGCACACCGTTACTAATAGGTAACAAGTGCATATAATCCCAACTATATCCAGATGCTAGTGAATTTGCCCGAGTAAAAACACCTATCCACAGGTCTTCGTGTAAGGTACCAAAGTCTTCTACATCGAGCCCAACGGGCGGTAGTTGGATCGGGGCGATGGGTAAGTGTCTCTGTGTAGACGATGCAGGCTGCACATACTCAGAAATAGAACGGATACCATACCTGACGTAGTCGTCAATACCAACAGCAAACTGTGCATTAGGTTCCGCTGCTAAATAGTTCACTAGGAAAGCATAGAACATCCCACGCATACCAGAAGGGACGGCCCAAGTATAATCAGCAAAGGTTCCGATGTACTCCCCGGAGTAGGTATTAGTCCTGTACTGACCGTCATTGGCGTTAACATTAGATACCACACTCCCTGGATCAGCGCCCCCGGCTACGTCACTATCATCAAATACTAGTTGAGAAGGATAAGGGTAGTGTTGCTTGCCAATATAAACCCGTTGCCACGCAGACCAGCCAGATGATTGACCTACTAGTTCTATGACCGTGATATAGGGTTGGGCACCCATAACGTCATCCGCATCTATCTGTACGTAGGAGTAGTTTCCTGTACCTGGGTTTTTGACGTTTACGCCTCCGGTTTGTGCAGAAGCCACGGTTGGGTTATACAACGGGATTTCCAGACCAGAGCCCGGTTCATCATAAATAGAGAGTCCGTATCCTTGCGGGCTTAGGTAAAGAACTAGTTGTAGCCCGGGTATATAATACCCAGACCCGTCCTGTGCGTGCGCCACTTCTACAGAGAGTAGATTGGTGGGCGTAACTATGTCCCCGGCATATGCTTCAAAATAGGTTTGTTGAGACGCACCTTCAAACGCATAAGCCAATTGACCCCGAGCGGTATCCGTGATATATTCTTGACTCTCGATAGAAGTGATAACTCGTTCTAGTTTTGCCAGCGAAGTGAGAACCGCAGGACGGGTAGCCCCGTGTATAGCAAACGTAATTGTCGCCGTTCGATACTTCTTTTGGTTCTTTACCAGCCTGAAAAACCCAGGTCGTATTTCGGTTAGCTCTCGTACACTTTCCGGGGTACCAATATCAAATCCACCATCAGCGACTTTGAAAGTACTAGAGATAAAATCAATACTCTCTGAGTTATCCGTAACTAGTAGTGTAAATAGTTCTGCCATTATCTAATCTGTCCTCCGAACTGTACTCGGCTGTAGGTCTCTTTACCTAGAGCTTTCTTAACTGCCTGAACAATCTTATCTAGGTCTTGCTCTTCTCTGATGACTGGGTTGTGTATGTGTACATGGGTTTCCCCGCCCAAGGCAGGGGACGCCTGTTCAGATATACCTACCCTACCAACCCCGTCCATTGTTAGTCCGCCGCCTGGAACCGGGGCAGCGTCCAGAGCCCATCCTAGGCCTAGGTAAGCGTGGATATTGTTGAGCGATTGTACAGACGCTATGATTGACTTCACCATATCGTCTACAGTTTTGACTAGATCGCCGATCCCGCTTTTGATACCGATCTCAAAGCCTTCAGTTGTAAAGCCACCAAATTCCTTAAATAATTTTGAAGGTGACGCCAGTCCCAGAAGCTCCATAACCTTTTGTACAGCGGCGTCTACAACATCTTTGATAGCGCCTACGACCTTGTCACCCATTGAGTTTAGGCCGTCAATGAAGCCCTGCATAACGTTCTGTCCGAATGTCCAGAAGGTGGGTTCACCAGTACCTAGGCCAAGCATTTCGGTTACCTTAGTTTTAATCGCTTCGATCCACGCAACGATAGCTTCTCCGGTAATGCCGGTGTTCTCCTCAATACCTGTAATGAAGTTGTCGATTAGGTTTCCGGCCCATTCCTTAAAGGTGTCTACATATCCTTCTAAGGTTGTAGCCAACCCAGATACCCAGGTTTCGATAGTAGTACGGGCTTCCTCGATAGTTGTACTGATTTTAGTGGTAATGCCTTCAAAAACAGAACTAACCTTTGAAACAATCAGTGCCCAGGCCAATACAGCAGCAGAGCGGATCAGGGTCCATCCTAGGGATAGCTTTTCTCGTATCTCCGCTATTTTTCTTCCGACTGTTACCCCGGCGTTTACCAGGGCATTCGTAACGATTTCCTTGAAGGTTTCCCAATACCCGCCGAACTTAGCCCAAAAATCTCCAGCCTTGGATACCAGTCCTGCAAACCACGCCGCAAAAGAAGTTACCACAGCTAGTCCCCAGGCAGAGACAACAGCGTGCCATGTTACCAGTTTCATAATGAACCCGGCAATCCAACCTACTACGTAACCTAGACCACGTGCAAAATAGAAGGCCGCAGTACCCAACATCTGGAACATGTTGGCGGAACCTTCAGTACCAAGCGCAGTCTTTAGTCTTTCCCAAGCATCCTTTAGAGAGTTCCACGCTAGGGCTAGTTCATCAAAAGCGGGTGTCTTTTTAAGGGCCAATTCAAACCCTTCGATAAAGTCACCGATGATCGGAACATCCTTGATGTCGAAATCTTCAAACAACGAACCAAGATCGAGGCCTTCAGACTCAGCAAAATCTTCCCACTTTTGTTTTACTTCATCCACAAAACCTGCGCCCGCATCAGCCCATTCCAGGATCGTGTCTTTGATCTTTTTAGCCAGGGTTCCGAGACGGTACATGGTATCATACATGGTACCAAAACCAGTATCTTCTGGATCACGGGGTTGCATACCGTTGAAGGCATCAATAAACCCTTGCAGAGCTAACTTACCTTCTTCAATACGTTCTTTTACGCTGTTAAAGTTATCTTCTAGTTCGCTAAGATCAACGTCTGGGTCGGGCCAATCGCTGTCTGGATCACCAAATCCGCCACCGGGAGCGGTCAAAGCACTTTTTACGCCTTCCAGAGTATCAGCAATTCTCTGGAATAAGTCTTCCTGCGTCTGCATGGCGTCAACCATAGCTTTCTGCATTTCGACCTGTTCTTTGTAGTAAGCAGCCTGTTCTTCCAGTGCTTCTTGCTCTTCATCCAGACCACGCAAGTTATCGTCTCGGGCACGTTGTGCGGCCCGGATAGCTCTAATCTTATCTTTGATGTTTTTGGTGCTACCCGCAATACCCTTTAGTTCGTCTGTGTAGGTACGCTTGACTTGTTTGCGCCGTTCTTCGATGGCCGCAATTTTTTCCTGAATACGGTTGTACTCCAACCAATTCTTTACTAGGTCACGAACATTGTCAGCAATCGGACCGAGGCCAGAAGTCACCTTAGCCAGCATTGCTTCGTCAATTATACCTGTCTCGTTAAACTTAGCTATCAATTGAGACAAGCCAAACCGTGCCGCAGCTACCTTTTCCAGGGCACCCGCCAAGTCTTTTCCACTTAGCCCACGAGTTAGCCACTGTTCAATGGTCTGACCAATTTCACTTAGAATACTAAAGTCAGCCTTCTTGAACCCTTCAAGATAGGCTTCCATGATCTTAGCACCCCATTTATTGATCGTCTTCAGCGGACCTGCTTTAGGAGGCGAGTGTCCTTGGAAGAAACTGGCAATCAGGTTGGCAACCCAAGTTAGGGCCCGAGCAATGTAAGTAGCTGCACCTGCAATGAACCCACCAGCGTATGTTTCGGCCAGACGTTCGCCCCAGGCAGTAGCCTTTTCAGCGAGATCAGTAAAGAAAGCCGCAATGTTTTCAGCACCAATGACAAAGTATGCTATAATTCCAGCTATGGCTGCGGCAACCAATCCAGGCCAAGATAGAAAGGCCTGCCCGACCATAAGGATAGGTTTTAGTAGACCTAGGACCGAACCGATAGCGGTAGGGATCAACATAATAATACGACCAAACCCCAGGATGACCAAGGATAAGGCGTTCGCTAATTGACCAAACATAAATAACGCAGGCCCCAATGCAACAGCCCCAACAGCACCCAAAACAATCATTCGCTTGGTGCCACCATCCAGAGACTTGAACCACTCATTAAATAGACGTAAAGCGGGAACTAATACCTGGATTATCTGGTTTATGGTAGGCAGTAAAGCATCCCCAAGGGTAATACCTACATCGTTGATGTTGTTCTTTAGGAGGCCCATCTGGTTTTTGGTGGAAGTCATCGCTAACTCATACTCTTTCATCAGAGACGTAGAGTTGTTCCACTGGTTTTCTGCTAGTGCTAAGTTATCTGACAAAGTAGCAATATTACCAGACAGGCCAGCCAAACCACGTCCACCACGCAAACCACCGATCTCCATCGCTTCACCAAGGGCAACGGCTTTACTTTCTCCGTCTGCCATTGCTTTTGTAAGGTCAATGATAACGCCAAAGGCGTCCTCTTCAATAGCAGTCAAAACTGCTTGCGCATCAGCGTATTTTTCTGTACCAGCCATTGCAGCAGCAACAGCATCGGCGTTCTGAATTAGACCCGTGGTTAGACGTGCCAAAGCGGTACCAGCTTCGCCTTCAGAGAACCCCATGTCAATCAGAGTAGCGTTGAATGCCGCAGCCTGCCAAGAGTTGATCCCCAGGAGTTTAGCGTTTTGTGCCCACTTACCCAAACTGTTTGCTATCTGTTTAGCAAAGGCAGCGTTATTGTTTTCTAGCTCATTCATAACGTTAGCTAGTTTGTTGATCCCTGAAATGTCAAGGTCAAATGCTGAAGCAAGTTTACCTAAAGCCAGAGCAGCCGCTTCCGCCGCCATGTCAGTAGAGATTGCGAACATGTTAATGATTTCAACAAACTTTGCTATGTCGTCAGGAGCCTTAACCCCCATCTGTCCCACGATTTCCGCAATCTGTAGCAGTTCTACGTGTCCAGTAGCAGTGTTCTTTGCTAGCTCACGCATCATATCAGACAGGGCTTTCATCTGTGGAATGGTGTTACCTGTAACTTTTTGGACCCTCTTTAGGGCGTCCTCAAAGTCAATAGCTGTGTCTGCCTGTGCGTTTAAAAACGCAGCCAGAGGAACAGACACCATGAAGGTGAGTACTTTACCCACCGTAGAAACAGACTGAGATAGCAACCTTAGAGAGTCACCAACAGACTGAATGTTCTTTTGCCAACTTGTAAAAGTAGATTTTATCTTATTGACTTTGGTGTCAATAGCATCTATCGCACCCCCTAGTTTGTTTCTACCAGCTTCTAGTGCTCCCCCTATACCCCCGAATAGTCCACCCCCTTTAGAGGGAGTGGACATAGTTTGTGTTAGTTTAGCTTGTGCACTGGCAGTAGCTTTTGATGTCTTCTGTAAGGTCGAAATTAGCTTGTTGACCTTACCAGTCAGAGCATCAACTTGCTTTTGTGCGTTACTGGTATCGCCTTTGATAGATAGGAGTATGTTCTTGGTTGCCATTTATCACTCTCGGATTGTTTTGACGCCTTTAAATAGCGGGTTTCCTGATGGGTCCGGTTCCCCCGGAGCTAACAAGATGCGTGTTTCACCACTAGGTACCTTATCTCGAAGGTGAGCCAACTTTCCTCTCCGTGTGCGCAACCACGGCATTCTCTTTTCTAAAGCTCTACCAACTTTCTTTGCATACTTCTCTAAACTCTTGCCACCTTTCTTGTCCATCGGTGTTCGAGCTAGAGGCATAAGCATCATAATATCTTGTACGAACCGGGTTTTATCTTCTTGGATCAACTTCCAGGTAGAGAGCAACCATTCCTGCCCGTACAAATAAACATGGTCTAGGATTTCATCATCCGTCCAATTATAGGCTACTCGGATATCGTGGAGGATTCTTGCTCCGGTTCCTGTTCCGTATCGGATGTTGAGAAAAAACTGTCAAGTAGCCTCCTCAACGTAGGGTGTTGCTCGTATACTACAATCCCCGCCTGGATCAGAGTGGCAGCATCAAAATACAGCATAGCCTCTTCCTCGCTGCATCCAGTAAGGGCCGGGAACAAATCAATCAAAGCGTCCACTGACAACTTGTCTAGGATGCCAAGCAAGAACCCCAACCCATCCAGGCCTTCAAGTTCGGCGGAACTCTGAAAAGCATTGAAAATTTCTTGCCCGTATTTTGAAGCCCACTGCATAATCCCGTGGACCTGTCGAGCCTGTTGTACGCCGTAGCTGATAAGCTGGTATTCCTTATCGGCAATAAATACACTGGTTCCTTCTAAATAAACTGGTTGTGTCATTAGTTTCTCCTAATAAAAAAGCCGCCCATAGGCGGCTTAGTGGTAAATTGTTGCTAGATTACGCTGGTGTTGCTGTCACCCTTGACAGGGCACCTTGCCCCTCAAAGTCAACGTCCAACGAAGCGTAATCGTCCGTGGTAATGCCGTGCTCTACGCTAGTCAAAACGGCCAAACCTTGCCAAGCATCTGTAGTATTGCGGGATACCCAGATTCGAAGCGATACAGTAGTACCGGCCACAACTTGGTCAAAAATGGTGTCGTCTGAGTCGTCGTAGTACCCAGAGGCACTACCGCTCCAGGACATCCATGTCCTGGCCTTTGTGATCCACGCCGCAGAGAGGCTTGCAACGAAAGGTTTGTACTCAGCCGTATCAACGCTGATTGAGATACTAATTTCGTTCCGCTCTGGCAGAGTATTGTAAGTCACAAAAGTAGGGCTGTCGGTTGCCATCTGGATCAGGGCGTCAATTCCAACTATTGCTGCCATTATCTTTTCTCCTCAATTAAAAAATTTTATCGTGTCATAGCCACTCTCCTCAGCGCATGAGTGTTCTCGGGGATTTTTGTGTAGTGTGTATCTGCTCTTCTAACAATACGCCTTCTCGTTTTTGCGTATCGTCTCGTCGGTTTCTACAATCGTGGCTATCGTTTCTTATACTGGGAGTACCTCTTTACGGTGCCTCTTTCCGCCTTAACTGGTGGTTTGGCGGGGAAAGAAGAACGAACTAAAAGCAAAGAACCAGTCTTCAAGCCACGCCACGCAAATGCAATCACTTTCTCAGCCACTTTCTCGGAGTAGTCATTACTAATGTCCAGGATTGTATCTCCTAAAGTGTTGCTGTCCGGGCGCATGTGGGCGAATTTTAGAACCAAATCAACGTGCTTGTCTTCCCACGTAGTCATTTTTGCCAGGGGGTCTTCCTTTGGTTTGGGCTGGTCCTGTTTAGCTACCTTTTTCTCTACAACAGGCTTGCGTTCTTTTTCCTCTTCCTTTTCTTTAACCTGGAAGGTGTCTGTTTTTTCATCAACCATCGTTTTCTCTCCTTATTGAATACTTCTATCCAGCACTTCTACGAAGAACGGTAGAAAGTAAAATGTAATATCATTAAGTTTACCAATAATGGGGTCCCCGAGCTCAGTTACATATGCTAAGTCAGCGGTACCGTTTAGCCGTGGGTTTGTTTGCAGTGTTTGGGGGATGCGAGAGACCACTTCTCTAAGCGCACCTTCAATATCATCATGGTACCTAATCATGTATACCCCAGAAATAACCCAGGCCCAATGGATGTTCCCGATTGTGCGCCTTGGTTTACTTGTGCCACCACCGAAGTCTAGTACACACGCATCTGTAGCCGTTTCGTCTGCACGGATGCCTTCAAAAGCAGTGTCGATGTCCCCAATCTGTAGCCGGGTAGCATCTAATCTATCAGAAAAGGCAGATAGAAATACTGTGCGAAGCGCAGACTCAATTTCCTCATAACGCAATGGACTACTCATTCTTTCCTCCAAGTAAAGACATGCCCATGTCTTCCGCAATTTCAAGCCCCAGGTCTTGGATGATCTGGGTTATCTTTTGATTGTCTTTCTTAAATACATAGTCCGGGTAGTTGAACCGACCAGACCCTTTTGGAAACAGTTTCATCCAGTTTGAAGTGGTTCTTTGTGTACCGTATCTGTACAAAGCATATCGTAACGCATATAGCCCTCTTAGAGCTATCTCAGACGGTTTCATAGAGCTCTCTGGTTTTAACCCTACGCCACCAAACCAGCGGGACCTAGAAAATGGGGTACCATTCTGGGACACCAACTTGTCCAACACAACATTCGGTGTTCGTTTGCTTCTGCGTACCCCGGTTTCGTAATCGGTTTCGTGGTAGTATAGTTTGATACCTTTATCCGCCGCCCACTGTCTCAACTTCTCAATCGGAACCTTAGAGCCAGGGGGTAACCCTTCTCTGATAATTCGATTGGCACGGGTAATGTTCCCTTCTTCAATTGTCCACTCCCCTTTGTTCCACTTCGTAGAAATGTTCTGCGCCGCTCTACCAGACGCACCCACATCTTCCCTAGCTCCTGGCTGTAAAACAGCAGAGAATCGTTCCTGGAGCCGTACAACAGAATCTAGGCCACGGTCGTACAGGGAGTTTACGAATAAATCCTGTAAGTCCTGTTCTTTTAGTAGTTCTGTTATAGGGGGTGTGCTGGTAAACGTCAGCTTTATCATTGACTACCCTATTCTAAGTTGTCGTTTATAGATCGTAGTTCTCATAATACCCTTCAAGTGAGAAACCAGACCCATACGATCAACCGGTGACGCTTCTCCGCCCCGAGTATGGTCTCGACCATCATCAACCATAGTAGAAAATTTTAGACTTGCATCCGCACCACCACGAGCATCGTAGTTATTGATCGCTACGATCATGGTCGCAGCCGCTAGTCTAATGTCTTCTGGGACGGTCCCTTCTCCAGCCGTGTAGGTGATCTCTACGTTTCTGATACCACGAGTGAAAGTTAGTCCATTTTTTAGTTCAATGAAGTATTCACCAACGTACAGGTTATCTGCGTCCACCGCAGCACCGTCTATAGTTACAGATGACACGGCAATGATGGGGCTGTGTCTTGTGCGTAAAAGAGCAGTACCATCCCCAGATTTACAGTCGGTATACTCTGCGCTGGTATTACCTAGATCGCTAAATCCCGTAAAACTGCGGATAAGGCCCTCCACCATATCGCTCCAGCTATCTGGGATAGTCGTAGGCATTGTCTGGATGTCTCTTACATCTTGTTCCGTGCATAAGGTCCACGCCATTTCTTTACTCCTATTTAAGGTCTACATTGTCTACAATCGTGTCTCAGTTGATACTATAAAACAAAAAAAGGATAGACGCCGAAGCATCTATCCTTAGTGTGGGCTGATCTGCTACGCAGGATTACGCCAGCTTAACGTTACGGGTAACACTGATTAGCTCAGGGAAAACAACCCGTGGAGCAACGTAGGTCTTGATGAAGTAATCATAGGCGTCCTTTGTACGAGCAAGCTCAACAAAGTTAAACATTTCCATGTCTTCGCCCATGTCATCGTACAGCGCTCGGATACCAAGACCACGTTCGGGGTTCAGGTTCAAAGCCACGATGATCTGTTCACCAGTTTCCAAAGGAGTAACCTGGGTTACAGGTGTCTGGTCTCCAAGGTCTACGTAGGTTGCTACAGTACCGTTCACGTCGCCGTTGGCGTCATAGGTCTTGGCCGCAATGATATCGACCAACTGGAAGTCGCCAGTACCACCCTTTTGGCGGAAGATCATGTACGCATAAGCGTTAGCATCCGCAGTCCAGGCAACAGTAACTTTCTGGTTCAAAGTAACGGTAACGTCTGAGCCAATTTTCGCACCAGCAACCTGCTCACCTTCCATGGTCACAGAGGCGATACGCCAGTTATAGTCATCCGCCGCAAACGAACCACCGGAAGCGGGGGTACCGCTTGTGGTGCTCGGGCTGGTTGATGTAGACTGTGGTACGGTGTAGTAGCTTTCATAGATCGGTGTTTCGCCATACGCACGCATTACCAAACGACCATCCAGCAACTCAGCACTTTGCAGCGGCATAGAAACCTTGGTCTGTAGACCATCGACAACCTGCTTCATCTGTTGACCCATCATGAAGATACGAGGGTCGTTCTTAACACCACGATAGCGGGTGATGTCGTAGAGCATGTTGTCCAAAGCGGTCAAAGTAACCTTAGCGCCAGCGTGATCGTGGACATTGGCAGGAGCCTCAGAGTATACAATCGGCAGGATACCGGACGCCTGATAAGCGTCGCCGGTCCAGTCGTAGTCATCCGCAACACCGTACAGCAGCATCCATTCCATCGCATCTGCCATACCTTCGAGGCTATTCATGATTTCCTTTTCCAGGGCGTTGATGAACTTGGCGGTAACTCGCTGTGCAAAGCCGGTTACGCTACCCCAAATACGGATAATCTTCAACTGAACAGTCTTGCGGGTGTAGGTGCCCTTCTGGTTGGTGCCGTCTGCGGCTTCACCCTCAAACCAACCACTAGGGTGGGAGGTCTGAACGGTATATTCGTGTGTCTTGCCTTCGGCAGGATCAACACTGACCAACTCAAACAGAGGAGCAAGGTTCAGCAACTCATCCTTCAGAACCGGGTCAAGGTTTTCGGGAATAAGCGCTACGGCATCTGTAGATGACAGAGCCTTGTTAATCTCAGTTTTGTGTGCCATGTTTCGTTTCTCCTAAGAAATTATTTTGTAAACATCCGGTGCAGGGTCTCATGCAGAGACTTGCGGACTTCTGTTTCTTCCTCGTCCTGGCTTTCGTCATCATCGACCGGGATAATGCTCTTGTGTGCATTTTCGGGGATTTCCGCCGCATCGTCATCCGCTTCATTTTCGATATCACTGTCACTACCATCAAGGTCTTCTGTTTCAGTCTCGATATCGCTCTGTGAAGGGAGCAACGCTTTAGCTAGATCACCAACCAAACTGGTAAGAGCATCCACACGTTCCGACAACTCGCCAATACTACGTGAAATATCATCCGCTTCATCAGCATCGGTGATTTCGTCTTCTTCAATCGTAGAACTTTCGTCTTCTACTTCTTCCGTATCCGATTCGTCCTGAAGGTCTTCGTCGGTTTCTTCTTCTGCTTCTGCTTCAGCGTCAATCTCTTTTGAGACTTCTTCATCGGCAACAGGTTCTTCGGGAGCTTCATCGGTTTCAGCTTCTTCGGTAGAAGTATCTTCCTCTTCTAGCTCGGCGTCTTCCACTTCGGCTTCCAGGTCTTTTGTTTTCATTTCTTCAGACATTGTAGTCTCCTCGTTTAAAATAGTTTGCATACTTTTTCCAACAGAAAGAAACCCGAAGCGGTCAATTAAAAGACGCAATGAGCCCGTAATAGCGTCTTTCTGTAGAGCCGCATCATAGTTTCCGGGGTGGTCTACCAAAGAGATTTCTCCCAACAGGTAATCATTAATCAGCATTCCACCATCGTCAAGGAACTCAATAGAGTCAATATCTATCATAGCGCCTATAGATAGGGCTGATAAAAGTCCACTCTCGACCTGTTGGATTGCTTTTGGTTCAATGACTTCTAGCTTTACTTGGTTCCATTCCAGCCCGTCTTCTTCACCGATACCCAAAACCTTACCAACAGGGTCCGGCTGGTGCATTCGTCTAATGTTCCCCCATTGTCGATATGCTCTAATTGCCCGTTCGGTTGCTCCACGAGTAATGATATCCCCGTGCATGTCTTTTTGGTCAGAAGTAAAGAAACCGGTAACAACCAGGGTACCTTTTTCTGTCCGTGACAATGCTTCTTTCTGAATAGGAACCCCCATCACCTTTGTAATCGTTAGTTTGTCTGTCATTATTTGTTTTCCTCAGCAGCTTTTCTGATAAGGTTTCCTCTGGCCTTTCCCATAACCCGGTTAAATGTACTTGGTTTAACTTCCAAGATAGCTTCGCACGATATACCCTTTACGTTGCCAGGAAACTCAATCATGTTAGACCATGTAGGTTTCCAGCGCTCGTACAAAACATCACACACATCTTCTGGGATATATCCATCTATAATCGTTTCAGATGGAACAGCAGGAGTATGTACATCAGTAATAGTGTATAGCTTATTCATTCTCTATATCTCCAATTGTAGCTTCTTCTTCTTGTCTCAATCTGGCTATTTCTGCCCGTATCTCGGTACTAACCCCACGTACCGCAGCCGATGACATAGCACTAGACAAGGCGTCTATCAGTTGGTTAATCGCCCGCAATACTGGATCAGACGGGTACCATACTTTCTTTCTGTTACACTTAGGGCACGTAATAACTAAGTTCGCTCCCTGCGTCTTGACTTCAGCAGAACTGTCTATGACCAACTCTTTTCCAATTAAATTTCCTAGGGTAGTCCCACACCCTATACACACCCAAACGTTATGTTTACTCATATTCATCTTCTCTCAGAACTTGTATAATCCGGGTAAAAATATCATCTATCTCTTGCTTGGTATTTGCCCGGTCTAGTTGTTTTTGGATTTCTTTGGCAGACAATTCATCAAACATGTCTGGTACAAAGTCTCTTGATCCAGGATTGCCAAACCTGTTCTTAGCAAAACGTTTCCAGGTATGCGCTTCACTAATCAAGGCATCTGTACGGGTTCTTCTATCGTGATTATCCCCCCGTTCGGGAGCAGGCGAGTCTTCAGTAGGATCACCATCGTCCGGTTCTTCTTCCCGTCCTTCAGGCGGGGAACCTTGTGGCTCAACAGGATCATAGTCAATTTCACTACTTCTTTCCTTCAACTGGTCAAGGAACATATCACCAGTTTCGTCTTTACGTGGTGGTTTGGAAATCGTAGCACGGATTTCATTAGGCGTAACAGAGTTAGCCTGATAGTACCGCATATTCAAAGTGGCCCGTTCCAAAGCAGTCAGGAAGTCTGGGGAGTTAAAAGCAAAACGGTAATCCCGATATCCGAACTCACGAACATTGACCTGCCAATATAGTCCTTCTTCCATTATACGGAACAGGGGCTCCATAACGGACTCGTGAAACTCTCTTCGAGCTTCAGCCATACCAGAAGCGGTCATATCTTCCACCAAACCAACTTTCGGTCCGCTTACTCCAGTAACCGCAAATTCCTCTTCACGAGTAGAACGCCTGCTTTCGTTATACGGTAGGTCTGTTGGAAGGTCCCCAATCTTGTGTACTTTGAAGTCTCCCTGCACAACAATAGGGGAGCGACCGGCATTCGATGGGCCTCTCCATCTGGTTGTGACTTCTTCCACAAAATCCTGAAAACTCTCCGGGGAAATCTCAGCAGGCAATTGGTAAATTAACTCGGGTCGAGTGTTATTCTGTAGGTAAGAACGGGCAAGAAGTTGTAAGTAGATATCAATCGGGAAGGTAAAGTCTGCCAACGCAACTAGGTCTGACGATCCCATAGGGGAGCCTGCGAAGTCCGGGTTTATAATGTAAACAACGTCTTTAGCGTTTTCGTATTCTACCGGACTACCTTTACCGTTAACCGGATAGGCTCGGAATGCTGGACTTTGGAAGTTGCCAAACTGATCCACATTAGGAACCATAAAGCCTGGGATATGATCCATACTAACGGCTTCACCTTTGGTATTTCTGACAATATGAAACGCTACCTGCCCAAATAACTTCAGGTACATCGCCCCGGCAACGATCTTATAACCCATGTTGTAGTAATCGTTGATGTTGTTCCAGGTGCCAGCGGGCTCGGCATAGAACCGATATAACTTCTTACGATGTAGTTCTTTTTCTCTCCCGGAGTAGTTCTTGTCCGGTACGATGTCCCACCACGCACCTACAGCAGAACGCCCAATCAACGCAATAGCCGCTCTCAAATATCCATGCGTATCTATCAAGGTGTACAAGTCCTGCAATGCAAGCAGCCTTGTCCTGGTCTCTCCATACGATGATATTTTAGCGGTATCCGTTGCAGGGGTTTTTCGTAAAACGCCTTTTGACGTCTTAGCAAATCCTATTTTCCCCGTGGTTACCGTTGGGGTTTGTGATGAAATAATTTGTAGACTCATATCTCTCCTTCACACACTACATTGTCTACAATCGGAGACACAAAAAAAGCCCCCGGCTATGCGGGGGCAGTGTTTGCGCTTTAGATACCTTATTTAGTAGGCCCTACATTATCGAGCCATTTTCTTGTCCGTTGGGCAAGGTTCATATAGATACGGTGGTTTACCATGACCCCACCCAAGGCACGGTGGACATCATCTTCCGGGTCCACACCTAACTGGATTGCAATGTTCTTCGCACTCTTGCCCTTACGTCCCATTCCAATAAATGGAACAATAAACTTGCTTTGGGCCACATCGTATTGTTCCATATTGTCCATGACCCGAGGTTGCCCAACGGCCCACCCATACTTGCGTGCAATCGCCGGGGCTTCTTCCCATAGAAAGTCCAGATCAAAACCAACATTGTGCCCGACAATATACGTCTTGGTGCCAACCACCTTGTTTTCTTTCAGCCAATCTGCAAACATCTTCCAGGCAACGTCCTTAGGAACCCCTTCTTCCCTTAGGATTTCGGGTGTAAATCCATTTACCTGTAGAGCACGGGGGTTAGCTTTAGCAATCAACTCTTCAGTTGGACAAATAACCTGCGAAAACGATGACGAAATGCTCCCGTCTGTCTCCATCAACGCAGCACCAATCTCCAGGACACATGCGTCAGGGATGTCCCTGTTCAGTCCTGAAGTCTCAAGATCAAAAAATATAACCCGTTTTGTGAACCCCACTTCCCCCGGTTTCGGTAAATCCGTACTGAAATCAATATTCATTATGTGCGTCTCCTTTTCCAGCGGCACAAGTATACCACAAGTCCCGTGCTATGTCAAATCCTTTAGCTCTATTAGCGTAGCTGTTTTAGACGACATAACAGCTAGATTAGAACCAGCCGGTAGAGACTTAGTCAGGTTCTCCACTTCACCGTCTGACAGAGGATCAGATACAACTAGCAGGTAGTAATTATCCTTTTGGAGAGAAAATACTTTGGACTCGAACAAAGCAGAGAACATATCCAAAGCAAACGACCTATCGTTTTTAATGGCATTGAGTAGTAGTTTTTTCAGCATAGTGGATATAGTATATCATGTTTGTATAGATATGTCAAGTATTTCTTTACACAAACTAACCCATAAGACACAAAGGTTATAGTATGAACCTTAAAATTCTTCGTATCGCCTTGACTTTATACGTAAGGTGGTATATAATCTTAGACATGACACAATTTCCCACTCACTACCACGATTTAGGATTTAAGACCCTACCTGTATCCTATGGGAAAAAAGCATCACCACCTCCAGGATGGACACACACCGACAGTCAAGAATTATGGGGGAATGTCCGTGGGCGTAGTAACGTTGCTATCCAAGCAGGGCCTAACAACGCCTTTCTTTTAGACCCAGATACCGAAGTAGGTAGTCGGGTAGTCGCTGAATACCTGAAAGAAAAAGGTATAGATGCCTGGAAAGTAATAACTTGGCGAGGCTATACCCACTATTGGGTGCGTACAATAGCTCCAAGCAATACACAATGGAACGGTAAACTCAGGGATGGTATGGGGGATTGGCGTCTTAAGAACGGCTATGGGCTAGTTGCCCCTTCGTTTGTTCGAATGGGGTCGTCTTCCGGGTTCTACCGGGAGCCGGTCACAAACCCAAACCACGTTCCCTTTGTTGAGTGGTCCGATCTCCTGCCACTTCTCCAACTCGCTAGATCGAATACTAATGACAAAGCCAGGGTTACGTCTCTACCTGTTCCGGTTGTTAGAAGAGCACTACCGGAATGGCTAAAGCATACTCTACAAGAAATAGAACCAACTGTAGGAACTCCAGGACCCACCCCCATTAGTGTTGGTTCCCGTCACTGGACTTCTCGCTCAGAAGCAGTCATGAGTATCGTAATGTCTGCTATCCTTAATGGCTACAGCTACCGGGAAGTAATGAAGTGGCTAGATGGATATAAGACATACAACTGGTGGACATCCACTACCGCTAAGGCAGTCGATTGGTTAACAAACGAAGCAGATAGACCAACTTTGTCCAGGCTCTATAACTCTGAGTTCGATGTTTCCATGAAGGATCAAGATGTTCTTAGGGCAATGTTGTCGATCCTATGGTACGTGGGCACTCTCGAAGGCGGCGTCTCTAATCGAGATATCCAGATGTTGGTGTCTCGTGGCAGACACTCAGTATCCGCATCTGTCTCAAGGCTGATGAAAGCGGATATTATTTCCTTGGTAAAACCATCCGAGGGTAAGATAGCATCTATTTACCGAGTAAACCCGGAGAAAGCTACCGGCGAAAGAGAGCACCACGTATTGGATGGATTGCACCAAGAAGCCTTCAGACACGGTGGTATCTCTCCTTCCCAAAGAAAAGTAGTAGCAGTGCTACAAAGCACAAGCATGTCGGTTAAGGACATCAGCAAAACTACTGGAATTAGTACGTCGGGAGTGTATTATGCCGTCAAAAGATTACGGTCTTTTGGGATCGTTACATCCGAAAACGGACTTATAGGTTTATGTCCGGTTACAAAGCAACAGGTTCACTCAACCCTAGATGTACAGGATAAATACCTAGTACGCAAGCATAGGATCGCTGAAGAAAGAAGAGCTTATAACAGAGGGTAGGCTTGCAACATATTTTGCTGGATGGTATAATATGACAAATTATATCCAAATAGGTAAAATATGAACCCATCCAGTGACGACCTACTTGCCGCTACGAATATACTACTAAAGATGCCCGTGGAAACACGGGCTGTTTTTGCTTTAATTACTGAGGGGTACAGCCAAGTAGAGATTGCTTATCTAATGGGCGTCCGCAAGAATAGGATCAGCCAACTGAAGTTAAGAGCAAGAAGAGTGATAGTGGAGAAAATACAAGATGAGCAGACCACATAAATGTATGGCGGGATGCGGAAGGCGTATTACATGGCGCTTTGCAATTTGTAGCTCATGTGAGGAAATCTACGGCAACCGGGCCACTGACTGGCCTGATTGGTTACGAGAGCGTTGGAACATGACCCAAAGGGATCGCCGCAGAGAAAAGAAGATCATAAAATACGAGACCGAAGCAGGTCTAAATGACGAGGTTTTTGATGCAAAGTAAACAACTTTCGGTACCTAAAGAAATAAATTGGTCAGAGCTTACCGACCATGTAGCTGATCTAGTAGACCTACACGGGTTGTCTCCGAAAGCCTTAGAAGCCTTACCTTATTTGATGGCGGGTTTACCCCAAACAGAGGTGGCTAAAGCGATTGGTGTTACCCGTCCAACCGTATCCAATTGGATCAGGAAGTACCCTGCCATGCAAGTAGCCGTTGAAAAAGGTAAGGAAATGGCTGCGGAGTATCGCTTGTCTATGCTAGAAGGACAATTCATTAAAGCAGTCGAGGTGTCATCTAAGTTACTAGGTATAGATTTCACTTCTCGCTTGGACGCTGATGGGGACGTAATAGAAGATGAAGTCATCAACGCCAAACTAGCTACTGCCCTAGGTCAACACGCTAGGTTTATCATTGGTCTTTTTGTATCCCCAAAGAAAGATATTACCGTTACTCACGAAGCTGGAGATTCCTTGTTCGCCGCTCAAAAAGAAGCACTTGACTACATGACCCAACAAATTCAGGAGCTTGACGATGAAGATGGTCCACTAGACGTTGCCTATCGTATTGTGGACTCTAACGTACACAACGAAGGACCAATGGTGCGCAGTGATGGCGAACCAAACTTCGGTAAACTAGGGGAGCTAAATACAGACCCGGAACTAGGAACACAGTGCCATGATTGTGGGCAGTGGTTCCAGTCTTTGTCGTCACATATTAGGAAGTCGCTAAATCTAACTCTATCTGAGTATGAATTGATGTATGGACTAGAGCCGGGAAGCGTTTCAAAAACATCCCCATAGAGGTATAGATGGACTTAAACGAAAAACTATCAGCCGTAACTTTACGGGACATCTTATCGTTTGGCATCGCCAACATCCCCCTTGGTGATGATAAACTGTGGTCCGTCAATAGCCGTAAGTGGATGGTCGATCTGTACAAGGTAGTAAATCCTTACTGGATTGAAAAGAAACCCATAGGCCAACCTAAGACATTTGTTTGTACCAAGTCTACCCAGGCGGGTGTCACCACAATGGCTTTGGTACGCCTGTTACACTTCATGACCCACTGGACAGGCAAAATCATGTATATGATGCCTCGCCAAAAAGACGTACTCGACCTTGTGGGTACCCGTCTGGACCCCATGCTGGACGCTTCTCCCATGCTGTCTAAGTTACGGGGCACCCCAGACAATATGCAGACTAAAAAAATCGGTAACAGTTTCGTGTACTTCCAGGAAGGTACAATGGAACCACGTTCTATCCCGATTGATTTATTGTTTGTTGACGAAGTTGATCTAACAGACCCGGCCAATATTGGTACAGCAACCAACCGTCTTGACGCATCATCCTGGGCACTTCGCTATTATCTGTCCACGCCAACCATTAACAACTACGGTATCCATAAAATGTGGTTGGCATCTGACATGCGTAAGTGGCTCGTGAAATGCCCCAAGTGTGGGGCAGAACAAGAAATAAAATGGGACGAAAACCTAGTTGTAAAAGGCGATCCAGCAGACCCAGACGATGTCTACTACACGTGTTCTAGGTGCAGGGACTCACGTCTAACTATCCCGCATATACAAACCGGCAGGTGGGTACCTATGAAGCCGGATAGGTCAGACACTACCGTTGGGTTCCATGTGCACCAGATGCTAACCACACCGGCAGATATCTTATATGCACAGTATCGTGATCCATTAGAAAGCGAAGTTGAGTTTCACAGAAAAAGACTTGGAATGCCTTTTGAGATTGGTGGGGGTTCTCTTGACTCTGATGAAATTAAAGCCGCATGTTGGCTTGACGCACCTTATGATGTCGAACTAAGGCACGATGGTATCAGTCGATACTTTTGTGGGATTGACCAAGGTAACCAGCTTCAGTGTGTGATTGCAAAACTAGAGCCCGGAAGCGAAATACCAAAGATCGTCCGAGTAGAACTAATCGAACAGGAGAAAGGGTTTAGTAGGGTCGCTCAGTTAATGCGGTTCTTTAGGATACAAAAATGTGTTTTGGATGCTAACCCTAACCGGCACTCTTCCGTAGCAATCGCCGCCGATTTTCCAGGCAGAATCTATGTTTCCTACTACAACGAATCTGTGGTGTGGTACACTACTAAAAAGAAATATATCGGGGATAAGCCATACTTCCAAGCATACATTGACAGGACTATGGGATTTGATGATTTGATCCAGAAAATCCGTAACGGACAATGGGGTATCTACGGTGATCTGGGTAGTCTACCGCAAGACGTATACACTCTATTAGACCAAACAACGGCACTAAAGCGAGACACAGAAGAACGAGTACGTGGCGGTATCAAAATAGAAGTACCTGTGTATCGCTCTACCAGAGCAGACCACCTTGGTCACGCTTGGAGCTACCTAAATGTAGCCGTTAACATGGGTAGGTTGGCGTCTGGTAGGATCGCTATCGTGTCCGAGAAAAACAGAGAAGATGAAACAGAAGACTTCGAAAACTCTTTAAGAGAAGGCATAACAGACGAAGAGTACCGTGAGATAATGTATCACCTTGCAGAAGTTAGTCACGATGAGTTACAAGCATGGATAAACGGAGAGCAAAAGTCTGTCGTACTACAGATAAAACTCGGGTTCTTGCCCGAGTACCCGGAAGATAAGATTAAACAGGTAGTTACATTGTATTTGTTGACAAACAAAAACTAGTGTGGTATAATACTTTTGTGTTACCTCCTGGGCATGGGGCGTGTAGGCTTGCCACGCCAATGGTAGCCATGCTGTAACCAGCCAGAAGCAAGCCATTCAATAACTAGGAGAACATAAAACTATGAGCGAATCACATTTGTGGGACTTTAATTGTTATTACGGAAGGAGTGGGACGGTTAGCGGGATGTTTATCGCCGCCCAAAAAGAAGTAGACGACATTATAGGTAAGACCGTATACTTTGGTGAAATCCTCGGGAAGCACTCAGAAGTATATTTCCGCATTGAAAAGAGACACCTTACTAAAGTCGATGTTAGCCAGGAGTGCGTATCGGAGTTGTTTAACGCCTACGGTAGCAATACCTTGAGCGGATACAACCCTTTGGATTATTACGATGACGAAGATGAAGAGTAATAAACACCAAGACATCATGAAGAAGCTCAGGTCAGCAGGATGGGTACGCAACCCAGACGGTACTTGGTCAGAACCTAGCAGGCCCGAAGTACGTATGCCTATTATGACGGCGTATTATACAATGCTACGTGGTTCATCCCGTTTTACCCTGGAGAAATAATGTACCTAGAACGTCAGATTGGTGGCATAGACTACATTGAGCTACACTGTGATGGCAAGTACTGCACAAACTGGCAAAGAGTAACCGCTGACGAAAGCGGTCAACAACGTCTTTTGTTTGCTGGTTGGATTGTAGACAACGGTAAACACTTTTGTCCGTACTGTAGAAAAGACAGACAAACACAGAACGTAAAATAGTATCAAACGATACTTAGGAGGGAAAATGGCTAGACTTACTGTAGTATTTGTATGGAATGGAGAGACCGGGGAATACACCTTTCCAGATTCTTTTACCGTACCAGAAATAGAGAAGAAAATAGAAAAATGCTCCAAGGCAAAGATCATACGTATACCGTCATGTCTGGGAGAGGTAGCATGCGGCCATTGTCGATCTGTATACCTTGTTCCTTATAGTAATATTATTAGATTTGTGGTTGATCTTGAAGAAAACGAATCTTGCCCGGACCCTAACTGCCATAAGTCCTAGGCATTGACACAGCAGTAGAACTACGGTATAATGATCTCTATGGAAAAGAAGAGATTATCCCCCATTTCTGCTTTGGCCTTATGCGGCCTTATTGCTGTGGTAGCTATCGTTGTTCTCTCAACCGTAGGTACTCACCCACTATTTATTATACTACTCCTGATGGTTTTGATGTGGATCGTTGGTAGGGTATAAGACATAACTCCCCTGATTGTAGAAAATTGACCCTTGACAAAGTCTTTATTGTCTGCTAAAATTGTTTTCATCAACACAGTATATTAGCGGGTAGGTCTATGGTGACCAAGCGGACTCCAAACCCGACTGTAGGCAGGTTCGATCCCTGCACCCGCTGCCATGTACATCCCTTTTCCTCTCAGGGTCACGAGAGTACCGTGCTTTCAGGTCAAACGGAAGCGGGAGTGTAGGCTCGAAACCCCTACACATTCTTGCCGGAGAAGCTGAAATGGTTCAGCACTGGTCTGATATACCAGCGGGTGAGAGTTCGAGTCTCTCCTCCGGTACTAGCTGACCCACCACGTGTGGGCACAGTAACCTACAACTGATGCGCAGGGCAACGAAGTGACCTTGCAGGGAGTAACGCCCCTTATACCGTCTGTGAAAGCGTTTGAAGCGGACGGGTGCTGCGGTAAAAATCCGACATGAGTTGTAGAGCGTACCATATGGGAGCCAATGGTTGGGGCTTGTCCAGCCATCCCCGGCACCGGGAGAGCAGTGCCGCCGAGATTGAAACGAGCGCTAGTTTCTGTTTTGTAGACCCTAGTAAGCAGTTATGATCTCCCCGTAAAAGGTCAGCGGGAAACTTCACCGTCCTGGGCGTTAATGCTACAGCGGATACCAGACGAACGTCCTACTGGACTATGGTAGTCTTGGTCAGTCGGTCAGGTAAAGCTAACCTGATAAAGCCGCACGGTGATTATAAGTACATGAAAGCGTTCCGGCTAATGCAACCCACGTCGAGTAGTGTACGCCGTCACAGCTTATACGAATGTGGTCCTACAACGGTAAATATTATCCCTTTCTATAACTGTGACATTCCGCCTGGATGGTGTAACGGACTAGCACGCAGTCCTGCGAAGACTGAGATAAAGGTTCGAGTCCTTTTCCGGGCACTAGTATGTAAGCCTCGCTATAGTCAACTGGTAGACGGTCTCCCTTACATGGAGAAGGCTCTAGGTTCGAGTCCTAGGCGGGGCACTATCTACACCATACGCTCGATGGTACTACCCGGTTAAATGGGTTGAAGAAACCAAACGGTGGTGCGGAGTTAAACCGATAAAAATAAGGGGCCATCGTCTACGTTGGTTAGGACAGGAGACTTTCACTCTCCAGAACGGGGATCGTCACCCCGTGGCCTCACAGTTTCCCCCTTGACAAACAACTGTATATAAGGTAAAATAGGGCTAATGAAAAACACGTCTGCTAAGAAAGCAAAACAGACTGTCGTTATTGGTCTGGACTGGTGGTGCCCAAAGTGTGGCAAGAAAAATAGTCTGTTTAACCCCGTGTGCGCACATTGTGGTAGAGAAAGCAAACTGGCGGCTAGGATTTTCTCTGACTATATTGTGCGTTAGGCGGCAAATGGAAAGGCTGCTTCCATGAAGATATTATTTTTATTTACGGCATTGCTGATGGTGTACTTGTTAACTATCCCAAAGTCTTTACCAAAAGAAGGCGATAGAGAAAGAGCAAAGGCAATGTTACTTGTACTGTTTGGGGCCGTAATAGGGTACTTTTTATCTTAGTAAGTCTCGTGTTAAACGTTATTTAAGGGATCGTAGTCTAATTGGACCAGGACGCCACGTTCTCAGCGTGGAAGATAGGGGTTCGAGTCCCCTCGATCTCACAGAAAGGTAACACTATGTCAGCACCTTTGGAAGAAGAAGGAAAACAGATAGTTAGAGAAATAGGACTAATGGGGATCATTATTTGCCTGAAGTTCATACTCACTGTTGCGCTGATCTGTGCTGGCCTCAATCTATTTATTTAACCTGCCCTGGTAGTGTAATGGATAGCACACAATGCTCCTAACGTTGTAGGTCTAGGTTCGAGTCCTAGCCAGGGTACTAATTAGTTTAATTTGGAGTTGAAATGTATTTACTTACCGAAAGACTTCTCAGCAATAATAACGCAGAACTAAAGATACACTATAGGAAGCCGTACTTTTTCATCCGTGTACAAATAGACGGGATTACTCGCTATCAGATACAGACAAGTACTCTGGCGCTTGCTTTTGAGTTTCTTGAAGAAGAAATCCAAAACAACCCGGCTATGTGGACTGAGTGTATCTAGGTCTTAGATTAGGTATCCCAGATAAGCGCCAACTGGTATAGTACTTAGGAGTGCTGTACCCTTTGTACGGTAAGTACTGTAGCGCAATCCACCCGTTTTGTATCTTACCCCATACGCCTGTGGGACACGGATAATACCGTGTTACGGTTACGGATGTCCACGGCTTGATGTACTCAATAACCGTGCTGTCGTATACGCTTGGGACATCCCTTACAGCAAGCGAAGCGTTAGTAATAACTGTTTTTGGTAGACGGGGGAAGAACTCTACCCGCATCGAACAATATTTGTCCTTGAAAGGTATCCACGCTGGTCCTGGTGCTATAACGGGGAAGTAGACTTCCTGAGCGGTTCCAATCTTTGATCCAGATGAAATATTAACGTAGTACCCGTTTTTGTGTCCTGCCATGAAGTGCAGGATACGGGTTCCAGCAGTCGTATGGTTCACGTCTTGTACGGACGGAGGGGGGTCAGTAATATCAAAAGCGTCTATCCTAATTCCAGTGGATGTCCTTTCGAGAACCTTAACCACAGTACCGGACGATACAATAAATTCCGGCTTAGGCATTTCATCTTCTGACATATACTCGATCTGCCACGGATCAATTTGTTGGTTAGGATCACCAGCCGCATTGATCCATCCCGCTTCCACCTTAAATACTACATTGACGGCATCAGGTTTACCGTTAGGGTCTAGCGGTCCGTGACTGTTTAAATCCCGTACAAACAACATCCAGTCCTTAGACAAACGCTGTCTAGGCCACTGAGACGCATCCCGCCCGTCTTTTCTGCGTAAAGGGACAACTAGCGGATAAGTGTCTGCCTGTTTATTTCCGCCCCAGAAGTCAGGCAGAGCGCTCCTAAACACTGGACTATCCTCCCTAATGATAGCTAAGGTGTCATCTTCGCTTAGGTTCGATGATAGGTACGGTAGGTTAGTTACTTTTTTTTTAACAACCACTTAGCGGTCCACCCGGCGTAGACCCCATACTTTGCGGGTACCCACACACCTCGGCCTTTGCTGTCCGGTATTGCGGTGGATGGGTCCACAAGGATATTTGCCGAATAAGGCATACCGATCACAACGTCCCCTGTTTCTGGGGTTTCCCGTAAGCGAAGGTTGGGGTTCGCCATAACAATGTACTCTTCTGTGTACTTGTCGCCTGGGGGACTACCACCTTCGTGGCTATGGTTTTCGAAATCTTCTCTGAGGACTGCAAGAGTGGCGTCTAATTCATCGCAGCGCTGTTTTAGTTCTAAGTATTCTTGACTACTCATATCACCTTCTCCATCGGTTGTTATCCAGGCAGAATAATCTTCCATTGTGCCGTTGAAATCGTTTGTGTCAATACTTGCTGAAGCGGCACCATATGTCTTACCGCAGCCGCCGCAAACTGTACAATTATCACATGTTTGCCAGAGTATCCAGGTCTCCCCGGCGTAGTACCACTCTAAAGGAATACTAGGAGCAGGCGGGTTACCGTAGTGCGCAATCCATAGATCACGCTCCGCAATCTCTGGCATCCAGGCAACGTTGTCAGACCACCCATAGTAGGATGTGTAAATACCAATACGTACTCCAGGACACAGTCTATCCATTTCATCAAGAAATTCCCGTATCCAAGTGCGCCCCTGTACTTTTGTGTAACCCGAAAACCCATAATTCTCTACGTCTAGCCAATGACGGGTAATCTCTGTAGCTTTTCGGTATTCGTCTTCTGGTAGAGAGTTGATCTGATTGGCCCAGAATTGAGCAGACGCCTTAGCTGTACAGCGCATATCCGCAAAGTGGTAAGTACCAAAGAAAATGCTCCTTGCCAATAGCTCAGTAATGTAAAACATGTACCGAATGTCTTCCCAAACACCCTGACTGGCTTTTACAATAACGCCGATCCCATCAGACGTCTCGTATACATCAAAGTCAAACATCCTAGAACCATCATAAGCACACTGGTACTTACTGATATCAATCACTACCCTAGCGTATTGCGATGTAGTTCTTTTGATGACTTGTTGTATTTTGTTTTTAACCTTGACAAGTAAAGACATTTTTGGTATACTCCTTCTCAGACACTACAATTGTAGGTATATACCAAAGGACTGGTTACATGGAATGGAATGCTATCACAGAAGAAAACAAACCAAGACTATATCTTGCTTTGTGCGTCAGCTTTAACTACGAAAGTGAACCGGTTCTTGTAACACACAAGGATTGGTCATCTTCTCAAAAACACTGTAGGTTTGCGAGGTTGTTTGCAAAAGATAAGAACGCTCCCCTCTCTGAAATGTGGTGGGCTACGGATCGTCACGGAGAAAAACTTGATCCTACCCACTGGATGCCCCAACCTGAGCCGTTAGTCCCAGGAGTTAAACCTACGCTATACTAATTGCCGATGTGGTCGAGTGGTTAAGACGCCTTCTTGGTAAGAAGGAAATCAGGAGTTCGACTCTCCTCTTCGGCTCAAAGGTCAAGCCAGAGGTAACGAGTGGTATATGCTTCAGTGCTAGTCTGGACGCCAGCTTTATCGCAGAACCACTGACCAAAGTAAGCCCGTCAGCCAACGGATAGGCGGCTTGTCTTCGAAACAAGTAAAATCAAGGTTCGATCCCTTGGACGGGTACTAGAATTGCCCCTTGACAACACAAACATCTTGTAGTAAAATACTTCTACAAGGTTAGTTACATGACCGGGTTTTGCTCTGATGGCTCATTTGGTAGAGCACACAAAAATATAGCAGGTTCGGCTCCTGCCAGGGCAACAGTTAGGTAGGTTGGTTGACACTGGATAGTAAATGCCAGAAAGTTAACAAGCGCTAAAGACCTACGTGGGCCTACACGAGTGTGGGTAGCCACAGTCACCTAAAGCGCCTATAATGGTGACGTTGAACCTTAAAACAACTGCCGAACAACGAGGCGTTGACGTGCTTGACACGTAGCCACGCCTACATCAGTTCCTCCCTGATGAGACCCGTGAGGTCGTGGAAAACCACGCCCCCATAGCTTAGTGGTAGAGCGACTATGGAGTCCTGCATGATAAGATATGGACAAGGTACCACCGGAGGTAGTCATGCAGCCATAGTAGGCGGGGGTTTGAATCCCCCTGGGGGCAGCCACGGGTGTAGGCAGTAAAGTTACAAACTAGTCTTGTAGCTCAGTTGGTTAGAGCGTTGCGTTGACATCGCAAAGGCCGTTGGTTCGAGTCCAATCAAGACTACTGCGGAGTAGAGTAGTGGCCTAGCTCACTGGTCTCATAAGCCAGTACGTTTGATAAACGTCAGGGGTTCAAATCCCCTCTCCGCCTTATGCCGATGTAGCATAGTCTGGCCTAATGCGCCATGCTCATAACATGGAGATCATTGGTTCAAATCCAATCATCGGTACACACCCTTGGTGAGGTCCCCGCTTTGTGGGGTGGGCCGGGGCCAATACCTAAATAACACCCCACACACAACCTACCATAAAGGAGAAGCACCATGAAGTTTTACAAGCATATTACCCAGATTGACCCTGAAGTACAGGCCCGTTGGGATAAGTTTTCCCGCACACGGAATCCTGCGGACCGTCCTTCCGGCCCTAAAGGACCTACCCCGAAGCTGGTAATCTCGAATGTTAAAAGCGGTTCTTCTGGCCCGTGGCAACCGTCCAAGAAGACTACCTAGAATACGCCGCCATAGCTCAATGGATAGAGCAGTGGTCTTCTAAACCAAAGGTTGAAGGTTCAAGTCCTTCTGGCGGCGCTGATGATTGTAGTACGTTACTAACATACCAAAGGCTTGAGTTGGCAGGTCTCAGTCGATACAAATTAAACTGCCCCCCACGAAGACCGTGAAGTTATGATAGATATCTCGTAGTTTCACGTAGTGGGGTTACTACGCCGCTGAAGCATAGATGGCGATGCGCCGGTCTTGTAAACCGGGGAGTGGAGTTCAAGTCTCCACAGCGGCTCTTGACAGAGTACTCCTTTCGTGATATACTTGTTTTTGGTGCAAAATACGAAAGGAGATCGACATGCCATTGCTTTTACTTATCTTGTTTGTGCTTGCAATGTTTGGTTTGTCCTATTGTTCTGGTCAATCATTTTAGTGAAATATGGGCGGTACGTATTGGCGAGTGGTACGTCCGGCTTGCACCCGGAAAGACAGGGTTTGACTCCCTGACCGTCCACATGACTGCTCTAGTCTAGTCAGCTAGGGCCGAAGGTACGGATAGTAGTAGACCATAAACAGAAGTCCCGTACTGATCCAGCAGAACTGGACGGTATACTGAGAGGTATACATTCATGTGTCTGTAGCTCAATGGTAGAGCAATGGTCTCTTAAACCAAAGGTTGGTGGTTCGATCCCACTCAGGCACACAAACCTTACTCTCGTGGTGTAGCGGCCTAACATACTGCCCTGTCAAGGCAGAGATCGCCGGTTCGAATCCGGTCGGGAGTGCTAAAGCCCGCAGAAATGTGGGCTTGTTTTTTATCTACATACGTGGTATAATGTACTCACTATGGAATCTGTACTATCTAAAAACCTACGGTATTGGTTTGGTAAGCGCTGTAATTATCAGGCGTCTTCAGCGGAAGTCTCTGCGCTTACGGCTGCGCATCTGGCTTTGATGACTGAGCACCCAATTTCATCTGGCAAACTTATACACGCTAGAACCGGAACCCACGTAGCGAAAAGGTGGAACCGCATAGTGGTAGGTGCGCACGGTCCATATGTTGAGTTTACTCACTACCAGGATTTCTTCAGCAAACTAATAATCCCTGAGGACCAACTCTGGAGAGCAGAAGATAAACGGTACAAAGATAGAGTTAAGTACGTGCATTACGAGCTTTCAACCGTTCCTGGTATGAAAGTATACTTTCAAAGGAAGCCAGTAGTTTACGCTGATTACCGACCGGACGGGTTCTACATAGACTTGTACGAACTAGTAAATGAATAACCAAATCTACACTGACCCCGCTACAGGCGGGGTTTTTATTTGACATCCCTTCAAAAATATGATATACTTCTAGTATTATGTTAGGTGGTCTAGGACTTCCAGTTGAAAAAAGAGACAATAAAACCGTCAGCTTTGACGATTATATTGTTACCACCACCGGTCGAAATCTCCTTCTAGTAGTAGAAAGTAATTATTGTACGATGACTACTATGGATGTGACCGGAAAATTTCGTACCTTTGACCGCAGAACCGTAGACTGGAACACAAAGCTGCACGGCAATCGGCCATCGCAGACGCATTTTAACAGGATGATTTTAGCTAACCTGTATGGCTACCAATGTTTGGCATGTGGGGTAGACGACGAACACCTTACCGTGGATCACGTTGTTCCCCGAGCAGAAAACGGCTGGAGTAGTTTATCAAACCTACAGTTGCTATGCAAAACTTGTAACGTTGCCAAAGCGGATACCTGGATCGACTACCGGTTTTTAACACCAAGCGAGTTGTTTTGGTTATGGGCTGAAGAGTACCGCAACAGAATAGAAGGATTGTAGAAAACACTATGACACTATCGCAACACTCCCCCTTTGGTTTTTCATATGGGCTCAATCAGAGTCTAGTTTGTGTTGGGTAGCGTCTGGGTCTTATTAGTTCTCCGTTTCCTGGGCTACCCCACAAAGGTAGCCCTTTTTTGTTGTCTTATTTTACAGTAATTAACCCATAAGACACAAGGTTTATATATAGTAGGCCTTTCGGCCTACAACTGAGACCAGAATTGGCCCTTGACAACTAAAGTAGTCTGTAGTAGAATAGGTTTACATCGGAACATTAATAACTGAATAGCAACACAACTATAAAATAACGTGTCGCCTTACCCCTAGGCGGCACACACTTGGACAGGCTGTCATGGGCGAGACAACCCGGCTGTAACCCGGCGCTTAACGGCTTGTAGGTTCGACTCCTATCCTGTCCACTAAGGGGATGTATTGGACTCGATTGGCGTGAGTATGCTAAAGGTTCGTGCACATCTAATTAAACGCAAAAGAACAAACTCTTGCTGATGCTCTGTTCGGCGGCATCCCGTCTTTAGCCGAGCAACTGTTTTCTGCGCCCGTAGCAGTAGCGGCCTAGTAGTTACTCTTGGTGGGTTCACCCTAGCCTAGTCATCCCCAGGTGGACAAGCTCTACTCCGTGAGTGACGGAGAACGCACGTAAAAGCCTGACCCGAAAATGACCAAGACGCCGGTTCGACCCCGGCCATCTCCACATGTCTCACTTGTGTGTTCTGAGACAGTCAACTAAATAGAATACATTGATACCGGGACTCCGGGTTTGCCGGACAAGCAGGTAGCGCCTGACGTGTGGGTTCGACCCCCACAGACCCGACCAGCCAGCGTGAAGGGAATTGGCATACCTCGCATACTTAGAATATGTGGCTTACTGGTTCGAATCCAGTCGTTGGCACACAGTCTTTTTCCCAAGACTTGAAGTAGGGCCTCTAATGACGTAACTAGTGGCGATGGGAAACTTGCCGAGAGTACCGGAAGCTGCGTCGCCTGGAGTTGTGCTAGTAACGGTAACTAATCCCCTTGAAGCGGGGAAATTCTCAGTTCGAATCTGAGCGACTCCACATCCGCTTATACCAGAGGTAGCGGAATATAAACGATCTGGTAACTGCCCAAACCGTATGTCGGAAGGGCACTATAGGGAAGAAGAGTTGACGGTAACTCGCTTGCTTTGGGAGCAAGAAGATGTGGGTTCGACCCCCACCTTCCCTACTAAGGCTTAGGATGATAAAGTAATCGCCATCCGAGCAGGCTCAATTGTGCGGTTAGCACCAGATGTTTGGTAGGCCATTAGTTGAACGTAGTCTCCGGCATCCAAAAATATCTCCCAACTAAAACACTGACCGAGGTCATCGGCTCCTGGGGACGGTACTGACGATGTGCAAAACCATCCACTACCGTTTCTACGCAAGTCAAGTATTCTGCGCCCACTGCTATTGCCATCCCAGATACAGTTCACGTGGAATGTATACCACCCACTAGTAATGGCTGTCACCTTACCCGGTGCCGAGATATCAAACAGCCCTAGTTCGTCTCTTACAATATTATCGAACAGTACTATAGTACTGAGATCGTCCGCTACTACCATGGTCCCTGTAATTAGGGTTCCTTTTTTGCCAGAGTTTTGACCGATAGCGCCAAGCAGGTGTTGGTAGGTTGCTAGTTTTGATGTCCGTATTATGGTAGGGTGTGCTACGACCCAAGGAGAAGTAATTTCCACCGGAGTAGACCACGTTCCGCCACCGTTCTCATCCCACCCATCTGTGTTTTCAGAGTAGTACACGGCCACAGTATCAAACCCATCATGCTCATTCATGTAGATGCGCCAAGTGTCGTCATCTATTTGCACCAAACAAGGTGCT